CCAGGAGGACTGGTCGGAGATTCCGATGGTGCGGCTGCCGGGGTCGCTGAAGCCGGTCCAGCCCGAGGAGCTGGTGACTGCCGACGATGAAGGCGAGGAGATCCAGAAGCCCGCCGACGAGAAGGAGGAGGAGCGCCAGCGCCGCAGCGATGATGAGCTGGACTTCCCCGGCAGTCTCTACCCGACGCTAGAGCAGCGGGCCGAGTTCATCAGGCGCCAGGATGACCGCCGCGAGGAGGCTGAGCCGCGGTACCGCCGGGCGCTGGATACATACCTTGCCGGCCAGCTGGAGCGGGTGCTGGACAACCTCGATCTGCGCTCCGAGCAGCGCGCCGACGTCGTGCCGGCCGAGGAAATCCTGAAGCCTGAGGTCGAGTTGCTGCACTGGACCGACGAGATCGGTCCTACAGAGCAGTCCATCATCATCGAGTTCGGCCAGGCCGCGCTTGATGACCTGCTGGCGGACGGCACGCTGTTCAGCATCGAGCGGCCGGAGATGAAGCAGTGGCTGGCCGACAACCTGGCGGAGCGCAGCGCCCTGATCAACGAGACGACCGCGGCCGACATCCAGGAGATTCTGGCGGAGAACGTTGGCGCTTCCCACAAGGAGACCGCCAAGCTGCTGCGCGGCTACTACGAGGACAGCATTCCGAGTCGGCGTGCCGAGGCCATCGTGCGCACGGAAGTGGGCCGCGCGGATACCAAGGCCACGCTGGAAGGCTACAGCCAGGCCAGCGAGAAGCTGGGCAAGCGTATCCGTGCCGAGTGGATTACCGCCCGCGATGGCAAGGTGCGGGGCGGCGGCAAGGACCCGTACAGCCACATCGCCATGGACGGCGCGCTGACCAACGACCAGGACGTATTCGAGACCGGCCAGGTCGGCGAGGTTGAAGGGCCGCTGATGGACGGTCCCGCGGGCTGGGTAATCAACTGCCGGTGCGGCGTAGCACCGTGGATCGAGGAGGAGTGAGATGTCACCGGAGCTAGTAGCAGTCAAGGGCGGCGACAAGCACATCCACGTGAGCAAGTTCCAGATCGCCGAGGTGACCGATGCCGGCGAGGGCAGCGAGGGTCGTTTCAGCGGCTACGCGGCGATCTTCGATGAGCTGATCCCTAGTTACAACGAGATCGTCGACAAGGGCGCATTCACACAGACGCTGCGCCACAATCGCGGGCAGGTACCGGTGCTGTGGATGCACGGCTCGTGGATTGACCCGCCGATGCCGATTGGCCTGGGACAGCGGGCCGAGGAGGATGACTACGGCCTGTTCGTCGAGGCCAAGCTGGACCTTCAGAACAACCAGGCAGCCCGCGAGGCATGGGGCTTTATGCGGCTGGCCAATGAGGTCAACCGCAAGATCGGCCTGAGCATCGGTTTCAATCCGATCCAGCTGCTGGTCACTGACGGCGACGAACCGAGTCACGTCAAGGAGCTGCGGCTTTGGGAGTACAGCCCGACACCGCCCGACTGGCAGGCGGCACCGAACGCAGGCATCGATGAGATGCGGAGCAGCTATCGCAGCGAGATGTACCGCGTAGTCGCGGAGCTGCTCAGAGAGATGGGAGTCAACAACTCGGCACTTGAGGCGGCAGCCGCTACTCAAGGCGCCACTACCGAGCTGACTGAGGCGCAGCTGCACTCAGTAGCGGAATCACTGGACGGATTACTCACCAAGTTATGAAGGAGGGCATAGCAATGCCTGAAGTAACACTGGCACAGATTGATGACAAGATCAAGCAGGTCGGTGTCCAGCTGGAGGAGAACCGGCAGACGATCCTCGACGAGGCCGGCAAGCAGGCCCAGGAGCTGGTCAGCACCAGCCACGCGGATGTACGCGCCGATCTCCAGGAGGAGAATGCGCGGCTCCGCGAGGACATCACGAAGCTGATCGAGGAGCGGCAGACCATCGAGATGGCGGAGAAGGCGAATGAGGCCATCCTGGCACGGATGGACGAGTTCACCACCCGGCTCGAGATGGCGATGTCGGGCGACGGCGCGGCGCAGCCGCGGCGATTGAGCCAGACCGAGCAGCTGCACATGCAGGCGTTCATGCACTACAGCCGCACCGGCGTGATGGGCGGAGAGCCCGAGCGCGAGTGGCTGGGGAGCCTGGACGAGATACAGCGGCGCGCCATTACGGAGGGAACCGCCGACGCCGGCGGATTCCTGGTGCCGGATGGCATGCGGCTGGACATCATCAAGAACATCCTGGAGCTTGACCCGATCAGCCAGTTGGCCAGGCGGGTCGAGATCACGGAGGGCAATTCCTATACCGTGCCGCGCATGAGCGACACGGGGCGCGGCGCTGCTGGGCAGAACGTCAGCGAGACGGGCAGCGGTACCGGCAAGAAGCCCAAGTGGGAGATGGTGACGCGCGTGGTGCATCCGGTTGTGGTACCCACGGAGCAGATCAGCCAGGACTTCCTGAGCGACGTTCGCAACGCGGGTGAGATTCTCGCTGACTGGGCAGGAGAGGAGTTGGCATACAAGGTCAACTACAACTACCTGCTCGGTGATGGCGCGGCCAAGGCCGAGGGCATCCTGCAGAATGCCACGGTCGTTGCGGCCACGCTGACCGGTACGGATACTACCGATCACCGGATCACCGGCGAGGACTTCTACTACGCGCTGAGCGGGCTGAAGGAGAAGTACCAGCAGCGGGCCGTGTTCCTGTTCTGCCGGACCACGCTCTCGCATGCGATGACACTGCGCGAGGACCGCACGGCGGACGGCGGCGGAACTGACAGCGGTGGATTCATCCTGCCGTTCAGTCTGCGCGACGGCTATCCGCCCACGATTGCGGGGCTGAAGTACTACCTCAGCCCCAACATGCCGGCGGACGGCACCAAGGGCAACAAGATGCTGCTCTGCGGTGATCTGAAGGCGGGCTACTACTTCGCCCGCAAGGACGGCATCTACTTCATCGCCGACCCGTATAGCCACAAGCCCAACTGGGAGTACCTGTGGCGCATGCGCGATGACGGTGTGGTGGTCAAGCCGGAGGCGCTTCAGATCGTGACAGCGGGCTAGTCGACGCGCGCAGCGCGAGCCTGACAGAGTAACGAGCAAAGGAGAAGAACATGGCATTGCAATGGGATGTTTTCAACAACATCAAGATCGACCTGCTGACCGTGCCGGCTGTCAAGACCGCGACAGTTACCTCGGACGCCGCCGACATGGCTGGCTACGAGGGCGCCCGGTTCGACGTGATCTTCGGCGAGAGCGGCAACAGCCTGTGCGGTGGCGTCAAGTGGGACTGCAAGTTGCAGGAGTCCGACGACGACGTGACGTATGCGGACGTCGACGCCGATGACGTGATCGGCAACACGAGCGATCAGTTCGGCCTTGTCGATGACGCAGCGAGCGACGGCGCGGTGTACAGCCTGGGCTACAAGGGCATCAAGCGGTACGTCAAGGTCGTCGTCACAGCCACCGGCACGCACGGCACCGGGATCATCATCACCATCGCGGTGAACCGGTTCAAGTCGATCAACCCGCCGAGCAACGTAGTCAACGCGTAACCCAAGCTAGCCAGGTCGCGATCAGGGCCGATGCACTTGGCTGGGTGAGGGTGAAGCCTGCGGGGATGGGCCTTCGGGCCTGTCCCCGTGGGCAGGAGTAGCGATGCACAAGTACGTGAACAGCGTGGAGGATATCAGGCTGAAGCACGACAGCCCGCCGGCGGGATCGCCCCTGGCCGGCCGGTCGCTGGCGGTCAGTTGCCACATGGAGCGGTGGCTGGTAGCGGAGCGGCTGCTGCCGCTGTTTGCGAGCTTCGGCCACATTTGGGTTGTCAACGAGCATCGGTACACCGACCGGCGGCTAGCGGATGCGTTCCACGAGCGGGAGATCGACACGTTCATCGTGGGTGAGTACGCGAGCCACTGGAACATGCGCAGCCGGGTTCTGCGGCAGGCGGGCATCCGCGTGTACCACTACGGCCTTGGGATCATCAGCCACTACGACACCAGCCGCTTCGACTGGGGCATGTACGACGACGATACGTGGCTGCGCTGGGCAACCAGCCCGGAGCAGCTGCCGTCCGAGCCCGCGGTCGACACCGGCGAGCAGGTGGAGCGGGTGCTGATCATCGGCCAGGTGCCGGGCGATCAGGCGCTTCAGTACGGCGGCCGCGGCTATACCATGGCGCAGCTGGTGCGGGAAGTCCGGATGGTGCTTCCGCGCGCTGAGCTGTGGTACCGGCCGCATCCGCGTACGCTGGAGCGCGTCGGCATTCCGCATAGCCTGCCGGATAGCTACCTGCTCGATCCCGATGACAAGATCCCGGTGCTTGTACCGGATCGCTTCACCGACGCCGAGACCATGGCGGCGATTCGGGCCCGGTACCCGCGGGCGCAACTGACAGCCGGCGGCTCGCTCGGCGACAGCCTCGCGCAGGTCGACGCCGCGGCGATGGTCAATAGCACGGCCTGCTACGAGTGCGTACAGGCAGGCGTCACGGCCTACATCGCGGGCGTGCCGCTGATTGATCTGCATCAGGGCGGCATGGCACTGCTGGGCAACATCACGCAGGGCCGGCATCTGCCCAGCACCGACTACAGAGACAAGCTGCGGGCGCAGCTGCTCAGCATGCAGTCACAGCCAGGGCAGGTATACGGCGCCCATGAGTTCATCGCCCACGAGCAGGCGATGCAGACGGCGCGGAATTGCCACGGGCTGAAGTGGGCCAGTCGAGATGAGGATGCCAATCTGATGTTGACGCCTGAGCTACAGGGGGTGGTGCTGTAATGGCGCTGGCCAGGCTCGAGCTGCTCAAGTCCAAGAACTATCTGAAGATGACCGATGGCACGCTGGATAGTGAGCTGAAGGCGCTGCTGCTGGAGGCTACCGCCAGGGTCGAGCAGGAGACCGGCCGCGTACTGGAGTCCACTACCCACACCGACGAGCGGCACACCGGGCGCGACACGAACGAGCTGTACCCCCATCAGTGGCCGGTCACTGCGCTGGGGAGCGTGTACATCTGGAATACCACCAGCGAGACATTCGTATCGGAGAGCACTGCGTACTTCGACGTGATCACCCCGCCGGGCGACCGGTCGTACATCTACTACCCCAAGCTGGGCCAGGATGACAACAGCGAGTACACCGAGTACCCGACCACGCCGAACGGCATCAAGATCACGTATACGGCGGGCTACGTGACTACGGCATGGGCTACGGCGGAGATCACGGCGAGCTTCGACGTGCCGGCCGACTTGGAGCGGGCAACAGCGATGCTGGCCATGTTGGCCTGGCTCGAGGGCAAGGGCGCCGGGCAGGCGCGGATGGGCATGAAGCGCACAGTGATCGGCGAGCAGCAGATCATCGTGGACCGCCCGGCGAGCGGCCTTGTCGCGGAAGTAGAGGCCATTCTGAGCTGCTACAGGAGGGCATCGCTGTAATGGCGCGAGGACAGCGAGAGCAGGTGCGGGTCGACAAGCTCAACGTCCGCTTGAGCGACTTGATCAGCGGCGTGGCCAAGAGCCATGCCGCGGTTGTGGCCGGCATGAGCCAGGAGCTGCCGGTGAGGTTCGAGCGTGCGGCCAAGACGAACTACGACAAGGTGCTGGGCCGAATCAGCGGCAATCTGTACCGCAGCATCGAGGGCTTTGCGCGCCGCAAAGGTGGCGACCTATGGGAGATCGGGCTGCGCGACAAGATGGCCTATGCCCGCTTCCTGGAGTACGGCACGAAGCGCATCAAGCCTCGGCGGTTCCTGGGCAACCCCATGCGCAGCATCGCCCGCGGCTGGATACGGCGGGTGATCAAGAGGGTTAGCTTCGATGGCTGATCAGACCAGAGACGCGGCGATCACGGCGCTGGAGACGGCGCTGGGGAGTGTGACCGGCGTTAAGACGGTCAGTTCCGAGCTGATCACCTTTGACGCGATCAGTGAGACCGAGATGCCCTATGTGCTGATCGAGGAGTTGGAGGAGGCTGAGATCAATCGGGATGCCACCAGCAAGCGTGAGATTTCACTGCACGTTGCGGTGCACCTGGTGTACGACGACAAGGAGAGCGGCACCGGCGGCGGTCGCGACATGGCAGACAGCATGGTCAAGGTGGTCGAGGCCGCGGCTGCGAATCTGCTGGGCGGCACCGTGATGAACATCTCGGCGGAGCCGGGCCTGCCGCCGATTCAATGGCCGCCGGCCAATATCAGGAAAGTCCGTTCGCGCCGGCTGCTGCTGGTGATCCAGCAGGACTTTGGATAGGAGGAGCAGATGGAACCTGAAGCGAAAAGACGGCAGACGAGGCTGGACCCGGCCGCGGCTCAGCGTAAGACGCGGGCGCATGGACCGGAGGCAGCCGCGGAGCCGCAGTCCGCCGAGCAGGCTGTCAAACCGGCGGAGCCGGTAGCGGAGCCTGCGGCGGAGCAGCCCAAGCCTCAGCCGCGCCGGAGCCGCCGGCCGAAGATCACCAGGGGTGATGTCGGCACCATCCCCCGCGGCTACACCGAGGACGAAGCGAGAGAGTGGATTCACAGCCACAGCCTTGCGCAGTGGAAGGCCATGGGCCAGCCGAAGCGTAAAGCTGCATTGGAGGAACTGAGACATGGGTAACCTGATCACAGCGCTGGACATCGTTGAGGTCGGCGGTGTCAGGATCGTCGTTGAGAACGCCGACTTCAAGGAGCGAGCCTCGTTTGACGAGCCAAACGCGCAGACGCCGGAGCAGCATCGCGATATTGCTCTGCCAGGCGCGCTGTACAGCGTGGGCAGCTTCACGACTCGCGTCAGCGGCTCCGGTGCGGCCGGTACAGCGCCGTTCGACGGCCCGCTGATCAAAGCCGCGGGCATGACGGAGACCATCAACGCCGGGACATCGGTCGTGTATACGCGCGATCCGACGATGGCTGGCACCAAGGTGGACATCGACTACTGGCGCGGCAATGCCTTGCTGGTAGCGCTGGCTAACTGCGTGGTACGGCCTGAGTGGGTGATCGAGCCGAACAAGGCGATGCGCTGCAACTGGCAGGTGCACGGCACGTACACCGAGCCCAGCAGCGGCAGCTCTACAGGTGTGCTGACGACGGCGGCGGCGCGGGCGCCGGTCTGCAAGGGCCTGGCAATCACCATCGGCGGCATCACGATCAAGCTGAAGCGGCTGGTCATCACCATCCCGAATCAGTGGGAGGAGCCTGACGAGGACGCCTGCGGCTCGCACGGGATTATCAACCCGTCGATCTATGAGCGCGCATTCCACGTTGACGCGACGATCCGCGCCCAGCTGCCGGCGACGTCCAACTGGTGGAACAACCTGACGGGCAAGACCAAGATGGCGCTGTCGGCGGTGCTGGGAAGCGACGCAGGCAACATTCTGACAGTCACGGCTGATCTGTACTTCCGCGAGCAGATCGATCCCAGCCAGGCCGCCGGGCGCCATGAGATCACCCTGCCGCTGGCGGTCAGCTATGCCGCGGGCGACACCGGGCTGACGTTGACGTACACCTAGGCCGCGAGCCTGGGTCAGTAGTGTTGTAGGAGGCTGGCAAGATGCAAGCCAAGGCTTTACCCCCCAAAGTAACCGGCGGTTGGATTACCGCACGATGCGATGTGCCTGAGCATCTGCTGGAGCAGGCCAAGCAGAGCTTCAGCGGATTCTACGGAACCTTCTGCGCGGCCCTGGAGAGCCTGCCGGAAGTCGATGCAGCGCTGCGGGAGGCCGCGGCCGATCTGAAGCTCGACATCGAGCACGGCCCGGAGGAGTTCTACCATACGCTCCGCTACGACCCGATCGTGGACTTCGAGCGGAAGCGCAACTGGCACACGGCGCTGATCAATCTGCTGTCGCTGCTGGAGCTCGAGCAGCTTGAGTCGCTGGGCCGCGTGTTCGACTGGGAGCCGAGCGTTCGGTTCAAGATTCGGGAGCTGCACGACCGGCATGCGGAGTACGCGGCGGGTCTGAATATCAGCGGCGACACCGTGAACGTTCGGACGGCGGCGCGTAGCTGGGCGCGCGTGGCATTGACTCACATTGAGGGCCTGACTGATCCGGAGACCGGCAAGGACTATGAACTGAGCTTCCAGAAGGTCACCATCGACGGCAAGAAGGTGCGGGTCGTTACCACTGCCTGCGCCGACCGGCTGCCGCAGCTGCTGCTGCTGGAGGTCATGCAGGCGTGCCGCGATGCAACCGGCCTGAGCGAGGAGGAGGTGGAGGACGTGGTTTTTCCCTCAGGCTCAGCCTCAGCCTCCAGTGTCCCAGGGAGTGCTCAGGCCAAGGACAAGATGAGCGAGACTGTCCCCACCACTGCCTCCAGGGACTCCTCAAGATCGGAGAGCGACGCGTAGGAGACGCCATTGAGGACATCATTGCCACAGGCTGCCCGTTCCGCGACGTCAGCGAGTTCGCCGTGCGCGTGCAGCGGCTTTACGGCTACTACAGCACGGGTCATCTGCTGCGAGCGGGCGGTCTTGTTGATCAGCCCCTGTGGTATCTGGCCGCGATGCGGCTGGCGGATTCAGTAGTGAAGGAGCATCAGCGCGAGGAGCAGGAGGCCGCGCGCCGTGACATGGAGAGCAAGCTTAGACGGTAATGGGTAGCGATACCGAACAGAAGATTCTGGAGGTCGTGCTGGAGCTGAACGACAAGTTCAGCGGCGGTCTGGCCAATACCAACAGGCAGATCGGCGGCCTCGCCGGCAACCTCCAGAAGACCGGCCGGGCGATGAAGGCCGTGGGTACCAGCATGAGCCGGTACGTGACGGTGCCGATCCTGGCTGCCGGCGGAGCGATTATCAAGCTGGGCCTGGACTTTGACAAGTCGATGCGCCGCGTCAAGGCGCTCAGCGGTGCCACCGGCGAGCAGTTTGAACAGCTGAGGCAGCAGGCAAAGGACCTCGGCGCGACGACGGTATTCACGGCCAATCAGGCCGCGGAAGCGCAGGGCTTCCTGGCGATGGCCGGCTTCAAGACGAACGAAATCCTGGGCGCCATGCCCGGCACGCTTGCCATGGCTGCCGCGGGACAGGTCGATCTGGCACGCGCAGCCGACATCGCGAGCAATATCCTCACCGGCTTCAATTTGGAAGTAAAGGACATGGGCCGCGTGTCGGATGTGCTGACCAACACCTTCACTAGTGCGAATGTCGATCTGGAGATGCTCGGCGAAACAATGAAGTACATAGCACCTGTTGCTGCGGGTGCCGGTATGCAGTTCGAGGAAATTGCGGCCGCAGTAGGTCTGATGGGTAACGCCGGTATTCAGGCTAGCCAGGCCGGTACTTCATTGCGCATGGGCATCCTGTCGCTCATTGATCCGGGAGATAAAGCAGCGGCCATCATGAAGGAGCTGAAGCTCCAGGTAATGGATTCCGAAGGCGCCATGCTGCCTCTGGTCGACATCATTCGCCAACTGGAAATCGGCTTGGGGGAAATGGGCGAGGCTCAGCAGATGGCCACTCTGAAGACCTTGGTTGGTCAACGCGCCGCGTCGGGGTTTGCCGGCTTGATCTCACAGGGCAGCGAGGCGCTGAACGAGTTGACACAGTCCAACTTAAACGCCGCGGGCAAAGCGCAAGAGATCGCCGAGGAGATGATGACGCCGTGGGAGCGGTTCAAGTCCGCGGTGCAGGGCGCGGGGCTGGCGATCTCCGAGTCCGGCCTGCTGGACGATTTCACCAGGATCATCACGAAGCTCACCGACTATCTCCGGAAGATAGCGCAGGCCAGCCCCGCAACCCTGCGGTTTGCCACTGGGCTCGCAACAGTAGCGGCCATCGCGGGGCCGGCGCTGATGGTCATCGGGCAGATGAGCATCGGAATCGCGGCACTGTCACGCGGCATGGTTGGCTTTACCGCGGGCATCAACGCGTTTCTGGCCGGTCCTGGTTGGGGCTTCAATGTCTGGCTGGCGAAGGCGACGGGGACTGCGGCCGGTGGCGCGGGAGCGCTCGGCCTACTCGCCGCTCTTACAGCGCTGGCGGCAACTGTCTGGACCATCAACATCAAGTATGCGATCGAGAACTGGGACCCATCGGCAAGAGCCGCTGAGGACTTCCAGCGAATGCTGCGAGAGCGGGTGGGACCGGAAGGCGAGACGGCCTGGGATATGGCTACCGACTTCCAGAAGGGCGAGGCTGCATTGGAGTACGCGATGCAGGACGCGGCTCCCCGGCTCAAGACGAACTTTGCATCGCTCTGGGAGGGGCTGAAACTCGTCTATGACCAGAGCTGGTTCCATACCACTGCCGACAAGGATATCCAGGCTGCGCTCGATGCGATTGCCCAGCTGTTCAGCAGTGGCACGGGACCTATCGCTGCTGAGTGGGACGCGTTCTGGCAGGGCTGTAAAGAGATCTACGACACGAGCTGGTTCCATACCGTCGCCGATGTCTGGATTCAGGAGAAGCTGGATGCCATTGCGGCGTTCTTCACCAATGCCAAGACGACCATTCCGCAGTTGTGGAATGACATGTGGACTGCTCTGAGGGATACAGCCACAAGCTGGGGCCAGCAGATTGTCGACAAGGTGACGTGGTTCAAGGAGAAGGTACAAGGCGTCTTTACGTGGCTGAAGGATGTGGTAGTCGGTCACTCGATCTGGCCGGACATGTGGGGCAAGATGCTCAATGTCACGGTTGCCTATGCAGCTGACATCGAGTCTGAAGTATCCACGATGAGCGGCAACATCCTGGACGAGATTCGTACGCTGGAGGACACGTCGGTCGCCAGCTTCGAGCATATGGGCTGGGCGATGGCGGATGCATTCCAGCGGGCCGGCCAGCAGGTGGCGGCAACGCTGGCCGGAATCGCACAGCAGGTCGCGGGAGTGGCGACCACGCTGCGCCAGCAGCTGAGCGATGCGATTGCGGGCGCGGTTGAAGCCGCCAATCAGGCGATGATCGCGGGCGGTACCGGCTGGGAGACCGCGGCCGCGGGGCTCGATACCGAGGAGGGTATCCTGCGCGGCGACAACGGCGAAATCCTGATGCAGGGCGGGCAGTACACGATGGCCGGTCTCGAGGCGTTGAAGGCTGCGGGCGTCGACATCAGCGAGATGCTGTCGATGATCAACACCTACGAGCCGCAGTATCAGAATCCGCTGGCTACGTACAGCCGGTCAGGTCTGGAGAACCTTGGTCTGCTGGGCGGTTGCGGGCCCGGCGGTTGAGGCGTGCCGTCCCCTCAGGATGAGGGGCTATTCGGTACGGATCAGCAGGGACAGCAGCAGGTTGCCCAGGACACGGCGCGCGGAATGCGGCAGCAGGGCTCGATGCTGGGCGGCATCCTGACGGAGAGCCTGGGGCGCAGCATCGGCGAGGCGTTCCGCACCCACGACTGGTCAGGCGTCGCCGACGAGCTGGCTAACACGATGAGCCAGCTGTTCAGCCAGGTGTTCAGCGGGATGGGGCCGTTCGGCGGCTTCGTCGGCGGGATATTCGGCGGCTTGTTCGGTGGCGTGCTCGGCGGCCTGTTCGGTGGCGGCGGTAGCAGCAGCCGGCGCGGCGAGTCCATGAGCAACCCGATGTACACCTATGATGTGCGGGCCGAGTCGCTGCTGACCGAGCTGCTCAATGCCACCAAGCTCCAGCGCCTACAGATGGCCGCGGCGGGCGGCGCTGACGCCGGTGACCTGCAAAGCGACATCTACCTGATGGGCGGTGACGATCTTGGCTAGCGATGCTGTGAGCAGGACAGTCAGGATCACGCAGACGGACGGTGCACCCGACTACTGCCGCCGCGACAACGGCGTCGGCTTCGATGACTACGACAGTGACATCGGCGACCTGAGCGGTGCTGGCAACCCGCTATGGGGCGGCGCGGCACACGTCATGTACTTCGGCGCCGACGCCAAGTTCATGTCCATGGGCCTGCGGCTGGTCAGCGCGCCGAGCATCGGCGCGATCACCTGGGAGTATAGCGACGGCGCTGCGGGCTGGGTTGCCTTCAACGGCAGCAACCCGTTCCACGATTCGACCAGCGACTTCACCGTCGACGGCTTCATGGCGTGGCAGGACCCGCCGGGCGCATCGGCCTGGGGTAAGAACACCGTTGACGGCACAGAAGCATACTGGATCAGGGCCAGCATCGGCGGCCATACCGGCACCGGCAACTTCCTCAACTTCCTGCGCAACCAGACGCTCCAGGGACCGCTGCGGCTGGCGGCACAGATCCCGGCGGGCAATGTGTTCCGCGACATCAGCGACGATTTGCAGAGCGCTGATGTTGCCTATACCGGGCCCACCACGCTGACTATCAGCTGCAAGCTCAAGGCGACGATTCACCCGACCACGCTCAAGGGCGGCCCGAACCTCGCGCTGCTGCATTACTGGTGGCAGAACCGCGCCGCGCTGTTCATCGAGGACCTGGCGCAGTCTACGGCGCCGCCTGATCTCGACTGCGAGAGCTACTGGAAAGACTACACCGGCAGGCTCAGCAAGGGCGCCGGTGATCACATCGCGCCGTTCAAGATGAGTAGCAGCGGCTATGAGCTGCACTTCATGATCTCAGCTGTAACGGCGGTGCTGGAATGAGCATCACCATCACATTCACCAACCCTGAGGAGAACTACAACGGTGGCGGCGGCTGCTCGGCAGCGGTGCCGGTGGCCACTCTGGAGCCGGTCTACGAGCTGGGAGTGGTCAGCAGCTGTACTCTGACGATCGCGCACGACGTCAGCAGCAAATACGGGCTGGAGACGGACGATGCGAATAACCCGTGCCAGGTCAACAGCACGGCGCTGGTAGCTGTCGACGGGAGCACCGTGCTCCGCGGCCGCGTGGCCGACAAGCCGAAGCACGTGCGAGTCGTCAACGATCAGCGGAACACCGTCACGTACCTCTCCGTGAAGCTGGAGGGCAACGAAGCCGCGCTACTCGATGCGGTCTGCCCCGATGCCAGCGGCAACGAGAGCTGGACCATGGCGACGGACACCTATCAGGTGGGCGCCGCCGGCGCCATGCCGCTTAAGGCCAGCAGCAGCTACGGCACCTTCGCCAGCGATACGCTGTGGCCTGATCCCGCCGACGCCGAGGGTGCGAAGTGCTACATCAGCGACGCCAAGAGCCCGTCAGATACGATCAACGCGCAGATTCTGATCGGCGCGGCCTGCCCGTTCTACATCGAGTTCACGGCGACCGACCAGGGCTTCCCGCCGCAGTTCTGGCTGAAGATCAACGCCGAGTGGTTCTACTGCGAGGGCTACGACGCGACGGGCGGCGGCGGGCGGTACCGCACGCAGGCCATTGCCCGCGCGGAGCTGGGTACCGCTGCGGCCGGTCACGCCGCCAACGACACCGCCTACGCGAAGGTCGCTAAGAAGATCGGCCCGCAGACACCGGTGCTCTACCGCGATGATGGCGGCGGTGCCGTCAAGATGCGGTACGACAAGGACTACAAGGTTCTCACGGGATACGGCTGCTTCGTGCTGGTGGGCCTTGATGCCGGCGCGGATACCTTCACCGGCACATACAGCGTGTACGACGAGGATAAGTCCCTGGACGCGGGTAGCAACGTGGTCTATCTGGAGGATGTGGTCCAGGTGCTTGTCACCGGCCCGGCTGCCTACGGCGGCGCGGGCTTCGCGGCGGGCGACTGCGACTTCGACGCGCTGGAGATCGGCATCACGCGGATCGACTACGACCCGGAGAAGTGGCCGCAGACGCCGTGGAACGCAATCCAGCATCTGATCCGGCTGCTCAAGCTTGAGGATGAGATCGGCTTCTGGTTCAAGCACTCGACGGGCAAGTTCCGGCTGGCGCAGATCGGCAATGCCGGTGCACCTGATCTGACCATCACCGGCGGTATCCAGCAGGTGCAGGCGGACATGAGCCTGCGCGATGTGTACTCAGCTGTTCGGGTCGCCTACACGTACGACCAGGACCCGAACCTGATCAAGCAGGAGCATAGCTACCACTGCGAGCCGGCGGCGGCAGGGGCGCAACCGGACCGCTGGCTCAAGGTCACCGCTGGCGGTGAGGACTGGCATACGGATGAGTATGTGGAGTACGCAACCGGTGATCCCGCAGATACGGACTTCGGCGTGGACATGCTCACGGATGGCAAGAACGAGACCAAGCTGATGGCCGACTACGAGCACGACCCAGGCGGGGAGTTCGACTTCTGCCACTTCTGGTTCGGCGACGGGGCGCCGACGATTCGCCTGGACTACCTCGATCTGTGGGTCAATGCGTACCGCGCGATTACCAGCGACCGCAGCACCCGCAACGACGAGGGTGAGTTCGTGGTCCGCGTCGACGGCTGTGCTGACTACGATACCGCCACGCATGCACCGACAAGCGGCGTCTGGTACGAGCTGGGCGGCGCGATCATGGGCGTGCCGTCGCGCGATGGGACGGCGGTCGAGCTGGAGATGAGCAGCTTCATCGTTCGCCAGGTCAACGCGATCCGGATTGTGTTCGAGTACATGGCCGGACCGGTCGACGGCGGCGACCAGTACTGGGCCTGCGTGCACCAGCTGATCGTGCAGGGCAACGTGACGAAGTATGCGCTGGTGCAGACGACGGATAACGCCGCGCTCAAGACAGAGCCGGAGTACATCTACAACGTTGGCGCCCATACGAAACTGCGCGGGGGGATCAACTCCAGCGGCAGCGCCGGCTGCCCGCGGGTGAAGTCCATCAAGAACATCGGCCCGGCCAGCGACGCGGCGGCACTGACCATCGGACGCGCCTACCTGCGCAACGCGCTGAAGCTGTACAGCATGCGGCAGTATCGCGGCTCCGGAGCGCTGAGCGCGTGGCCTGAGCTGGGCGACACGATTGCGATTGACGAGGACAGCAGCGGCGCCGCGGACTACACCGGCGTCTGCCGGATGTTCAAGCCGACGATCCGGCCCGGCAAGCGCACCTACCAGCTGCGGGTGCTCGACTACGACGCGAGTGACATCGAATGACCCAGGACAGCAAGATCAAGCGGGTGAAGCGGCCGGCGGCCGAGATACTGGCGCTGCTCAAGCAGGGCCAGGACTACGAGGCTACCGAGCTGGCGGACGTGAGCGCCGGTACTGTGGTCTACGCTGACAATGAGCCGGGCGGCGGCGGCGGCGCGGAGATGAGCCAGATTAAGCAGAGCTGCGCCGACAACGCGACGACCGACATCATCCTGGGCAGCTCCAGCCTGATTATCGCGGCGCTGCTGATCTACCGCGGCCACACGGACAACGCCGGTACGGAGTACTTCGAAAGCGGCTTCTGTGTGGTGTGGCATGACGGCACCAACGGCGAGGTGGTCGGGCCGTACCGCAACTACACGGACGCCGGCTACTGCCTGGACGATGACGCGCCGATCGCGGCCGATCTCAACGGCGGCAACCTGCGGATCAACGTGACTACTAAGAATCGGGGCGCGGCCTGCGACTTCCGCGCGACTTTCATCATCGTGGAGGCTCAAGCATGAGACTGCTAACCCTTATGATCGCGCTCACGGCGCTGTGGCTGAGCTGCGCTTGGGCTGGCGAGAATCGTATCCAGGGCGATCCGGTGGTCATCGGTCAGGGCAACATCGAGCTGGGCGACAGCGACACCGCTGGCACCTGTAAGTGGTTCGACGTTGACGGCGCGTGGTTCAAGATCACCGCCGCCGACATGGCCGCTAACTTCACCTATGTCTGGCCAGTAGACGACGGCGACGCCGACGAGGTGCTCCAGACGGACGGCGCCGGCATTCTGACGTGGGCCGATGTATCCGCCGCGCTGGAGGACGGAACGGCTGACGGCCAGATGCTCTTCTGGGATACGGACACATGGAAGCACACGGAAGTGGGCGAGCTGGTCTGGGATGACACTAACAAGTGGATGGGCATTGGGCAGGACACGCCGCTCAGCCCGCTGCACGTCCGCGATGCGGCGAGCAACGATCTGGCGATGCTGGAGTATGACAACAACGGCGCCAGCGGCCCGAAGCTGGAGTTCTACCTGAACTCCGACACGCCAGCCGACAACGATGTGGTCGGCGTGCTGGAATTCAGCGGCGAGGACTCCAACAGCGACATCGAGGACTATGTGCGCATCACCGCCTACGCCGAGGACGTGACGCACGATGCGGAGGACGGCGGGCTGGCCATCGAGGTGCAGGTGGGCAGCACGCTGCAGAACGTCTGGGACTGCTGGCCGGACGAGGTGCTGATTAACGGCGACGGCGTGGACATCGACTTCACCGTCGAGGGCGAGAACGATACCAACCTGCTGTGTACGGACGCCGCGAACGACCGTATCGGCGTCAGCGACTCAACGCCGGACGCGCTGGTGGACATCGACGGCAACGACACGACGGCGGACCCGACGCTGCTGGTCGAGCGCGACCTAGCCAGCGGCAGCACGGACAGCCCGGTAGTAACGATCCACCAAGACAACGCGGGGGATGACCAAGACGCGCTCAGCGTACAGCAGGACTGCGACGCCGACGCCGTTGTTGCCGTTGCGCAAGCGGGGGAAGCGTTCTCGGGGCTCAGCACGGATGGCTACGCCGTGCTTGGTTGGAGCATCAATGACGATGGAATAGTTGGCTCGTCAACGAGCGCGGCAAACGACGACTACTCCATTAAGGCACTGGAACACACCTACCTCGCCAACTACGCCGACTACTACACGGCGCACGCCCTCGCCCCCATGACGGCCCCACCAGCCGATACGCTGCGCACCTACGCGGACACGACCCTGACCAGCCGCCTCTACGCGAAAGACTCCAGTAGTAACGAGATTGACCTGAGCATTCAGTCTGACCACGTATTCCAAGGCCAGTGGCTCGCGGACACTGAGGATGAGACGTGGGAGGACGCCGCGCAAGACCTCATCGCCTGCGAAGCGACGGCCAGCCGCAAGTATGACTTCGACTTTGTGAACATGCAGCAGGACGCGAGCTATGGGCAGTGGGTGTGGGACGCGGTGCGGGCGCAGATGGCGCTGAACTGGGCGCAGTGCCAGTTTGCCACCGGCGGGCAGATCGACTACAACGGCTGCACGGACCTCACGCTGCGGGCGCTGGTCTGGGTCAACTGCGCGACGGCCGAGGGCGCGGCACCCGGCGGCACGTACTGGGACTCGATCAAGTTCTACGTCACGGAATCCAACGGCGAGGACAACGACACGGTGAGCGCCGACCTGCAAGGCCAGACGAGCAACGGCGCTTGGACCATCATCGAGGCGGACGTGGATGTAAGCGCGTGGAGCATCGGTGCGGAGGAGGCGCTGCGCGTCGGGCTGGTGTTCGTTGGCGAGGACGTGGCGGACCCCGGCATGGACCCGCAGACAACGTGGACCTACGAAGTGCGCATCGAGTGGATCAAGGTCACGCAGTGGGTGGAGTGAGCAGGAGGGCTAAGCGATGACGGCAGCAGGCAGTAGTCACGAGCACCCGGAGCTGGAGCGTCGGATCGGCGAGCTGCGCGAGGATCAGCAGCGCGACCGCGACAACCTGTTCAAGATCGCGAACGACACACGGGAGCGAGTGGCGAGTGTCGAGACCAAGGTCGATCTGATGCATGGCGATCTCAAGTCCCTCGCTAGTGACGTGCGCAATGGCAAGACCCGCCGCGGCGACAGCTGGCAGCGGGCGACTTGGACGGTGATCGTGCTGGCGATCACGATCCTGCTGGCGGTCATCGGCTGGACGGTGGCGATCGCCAAATGAAGTGTGCAAATAGTGTGACGGATTCTGTGACTGAATCCGTGAAGGAGCAATCGTATGCGAGTGTTTGTTGTAGCGATCATGGCCCTGCTGGTGGGAGTGCTGGCGGGCTGTGACAAGAACGACCGCGGCAAGCTGGAGCAGCTGGCGGCAGCGCTAGCGCCCACACTGATCGGCGAGGCCGAGGACTTCCTTAACAGCGGCCAGTGCCGCGACGCGCTCGGAACCGAGGGCCACGACCTGGCACTACTGGCAGCCAACTATCTCACGCCGCGGCTGCTCAACAAGGCATCGGAGCTGGCGGCCGGCGAAACGCCGATCAGCCTGGGCCACGACTGGATCAGCCGCGAGTACCCTACCGTCGGCGCGATGATCTACCGCGTCAACGACTACGGGATCGCAGAGGGTCTATGGCCGCGGCTGGAGGTCTGGCTGCGCGACAAGGGCTACCTGGGCGAAACGACGTTATATCAGGCTGTCACCGGGGAGTACATCAGCTTCCGCGTCGAGTTCAGCGACGATGACCTGGAGGAGCTGGCCGAGCTGGCACCGCGCGCGATCATCGAGGAGTACTATGCCGTCAAGTACGCGGCCAAGGCCGCTGAGCCGCCAGTGGATACCAGCGAGGGCATCGAAGTAGGGGGTGAGTAGCCATGGCGACCGCTGCTGACATCCGCGAGGGTGACGTGCTGGCCTTTGGCGGCAATCCGTGCAACATCGGCCACCTGATCATCATGCTGCTTCAGCAGGCGAACGGTGGTGACAATGACGGCGCGTGGCGGGCAGTACACGTCGGCATCGTCGTTACGTGGATGGGACGGTTGTTCCTCGCGGAGTTTCTGCTGCTTCGCATCTTGCCCTGGCCGCGGGGCGGGATGCGGCTGACGCCGCTTGAGCGGCGGTTGGCCGAGTACCCGCATGGGATCGTGCATCTGCCACTGGACGGCGACGCGCGGGCCCGGCTGGACAGTGACCGCCTGACCGAGATCACCGTCAAATCACAGTCCTTCTACTACAACATCTGGGGCCTCGTATTCGCGGTTCTCCGCTGCTTCATCGGCTGGCGGCGCCCCGGCAGCTACTTTTGCTCCGAGTGGGTACGCGCCGCGCTCAGCTACGCCCTGGCCTGGAACGGCAGCCGGAAGCTGCTGGTCCGCCGCGGCGGCAGGCTGATGTTCATCGAGGCGCGCGTGGAGCCCCAGCGATACAGCCCGTGGGATATCTGCCGGGCTCCAGTATTCGGTGATGCGGAGGTAGTCAGCGCGTAGTGGATCACAGAGCGATAGTCGAGCGGCTTTGCCGCGAGCGGCGCGATCTCGTTAGCCAGGGCTACGACAATGCGCTCGGCTATCTCTCTGGGCTGCTGCCCGAGCTGGAGATTCACGGCTATCCCAGCGGCACCGAGGTCTGGAACTGGATCATCCCCGATCGCTGGGAAGTGGACGCGGCCTGGGTGGCGGCGCCGGACGGCCGCCGGATCATCGACATTGACCAGCACGGCCTGCACGTCGCGTCGTACTCTCAGCCGATCCGCCGGCGTGTGAGCCACGGCGAGCTGATGGCGCATCTGATCACGCGGCCCGATGCAGCGGATGCTGTCCCCTTCGGCTACAGGTACTACCGCGACGACTGGGCCTTCTGCCTTCAGCACAACCGCCTGCCGGAGCTGTGCCACGAGTACTACGACGTGCTGATCGACTCGCGCTTCGAGCCCGGCCGGCTCAAGGTCGGCGAGGTCTACCTGCCCGGCGCGGAGCGCGACGAGATAGTGCTGATCGGCCATCTGTGCCACCCGTTCCAGGCAAATGACAATGCCAGCGGGATCGCCGTCCTGATGGGGCTGGCCGACAAGCTGCGGAACGCGGTGCACCAGTACAGCTACCGGATCATCCTCTGCCCCGAGACCATCGGCAGCATTGCCTACCTGGCCCACAATGAGCACCTGCTGCATCGGATGCGGTACGGCATCGCGCTGGACATGCTGGGCAATTCGAACCGGCTGATCGCGCAGCTGACGCCGGGTGGCAATACGCAGCTGGACAGGGCCGCGGAACTGGTGATCGGCGAGTGCGCGCCGTATCGGATGGTCATCGGCAACGACGAGCGGGTGCTTAATAGCGTCGGCGTGCGAGTACCGACGATCAGCATTTCGCGGGCTGCGCGCTGGGGAGAGACGAGCGAGCTGCCCTTCAGGGGCTACCACAGCAGCATGGACACGCCGGATGCGCTGGACTACGACCTGCTCGCCGAAGCGCAGGACGCCGTGGAGTGGATTCTGACGCTGCTCGACGTCAACTTCAGTCCGCAGTCGCGCTGCCGCGGGCCGATCATGCTGAGCAGGCACGACCTGTGGATCGACCCAGGCGACGACCACGAGCGCGGGATACAGATGCAGATGGTGCTGGACCTGCTCGACGGCAAGCACACGGTAATCGACATCGCCCATCAGGTGGGCATCGACCCGGCGGAGCTGCTGGCGTGGCTCTACCGCATGCGAGAGAAGGAGTTGATCGGCTAGGAGGCGCGGATGAAGAAGCTGAAAGATGTACATGACGTCGTTTTTATGGAGCAGCGCGACGATGCAGGCAACCTGGTTGAATTGCGGATCAGGGCGGTCAACAGCCGCGAGGGCAGCATTGATCTAGCGCTGCTATCCGTGCGTCCAGTCCTTGGAGGCGACGGCCAACCCGCTCTGCAGTTGGACCAGCTGAAACTGCATGATACGGATGTACTTGATCTGCGCGCCGCGCTGAATCGGCCAGTTCTGCTGAACGTCCGCCGTGATGAAATCGACGCGGAGTGGCGTCAGCACGAGGAGCTGCTGGCGAAGATGAGGGAAGCGGAGCGGCAATCAGGGGAGGCGGATACCAGTGGCCGCTGACTACCAGAGCCTCTATAACGAGCAGTACTTCGCGGCCTACGTTGATGATCCGGCGCGCGACGAGATGCAGCGGCAGGAGTTCCACCAGCGGCTTGAGAAGTGGCTTAACGCGTACTGGCAGCCTGCGGTGGATCGGGCGTTGAAGGCCGAGAATGGCAGTGCGGTGATTGGGCATGTGCTCGATATCGGTTGCGGCCTGGGCCGATTCCTGGATTGGTACTTCGTGGACGTCAGCCGCTACATCAATGTGGATGATGTAGGTATCGGCGCGATTACTGACTTCGTAGGTTGGCACAAGTACGGCATCGAGATCAGCGAGCATGCGCGGGCCATCGCCAACAAGAAGGGCATCCGGTTTCACTGGCTGGAGGGCAAGCCCGAGCAATTCGACCTGATCATCCTGCGCGGCAGCCTGCAACACCTCGACCGCCCGCTGGATACGCTGCACAACTGCTACGAGTGGCTGAAGCCCGGCGGGCTGATTGCGCTGCTGGCTACCCCGAACGCGGGCAGCGTGGTCTACCGGCTCTGGGGTAGCATGCCGATGCTGGACCCGGCGCGGAACTTCGTGGTCTTGAGCGACGCGCAGCTGACGAACTGCCTGAAGCACATCGGCTTTGACGTGCTGGAGGTCCACTATCCGTACAGGGGGACGCCGTATGCGAGGCCGCTGCGCGACGCCTGGCGGTTTGCGCTGCGGCTGCTGGGTATCCGGCGGCTGCCGTTCGCGTGGCCGCGCAACATGATGGAAGTATACGCCCGCAAGCCGGGCGGGGAGCAGTGATGCACGAACGTGTCTATTGGTTCATATCTGGTGCCATCCTTGGCGCATTTCTCAGCGGGGTCTATGTGACATGGAGATTGACAGGGGGGCTCTGGTGATGGATGGGCGCATGTTCGAAGGCGTATTCGTAATGGCGGCGGCCGCGTTGATCGCGATTCCACTTGCCATCTGGAAACTAATCGACATCATCATCTGGCTTTGCCAGCATGTGAGTTTTGGCTTTCAATAATCATCTAAGTATGGAGGTTTCTTATGACCGGTAATATGGTCGGCGAAACACCTTGTTGCACCATCGGTGGACCGGACCTTAGCGGGCCCGGTACCGGTGTCATGGTCTCTGGCTCGGTGATCCGTACCCGATATGTGGGCGAAGGAGAGCCGTCGCCTGGGACCGTACAGACGGTGCAGTACAGCATTGCGCTACTGCAAACGACCAGCATCATTCAGCTCAACCTCCCAGAGCGTGACTGGAATGCTGGTGACATCGTCAATCTGACGATTGAGAAGCACCAGGAGTAGATCGTAGGACGGGGTCGGCGGTGGCCGGCCCCGATACCGTCATATGAGCCGTGACATCTTCGAGCATCTGGGGGAGCTGGGCGTCACCAACCCCAGCTTCATCGTGGCCAGCGGGCCCTGCGGCCGGCCGCACTACGATCAGATCCCGGCTGGCTACTTCATCGCGGCGATCAACAGCGCCATCCTGCTGCCGCTGAAGTTCAGCCTGTGGATATGTACCACGCCCGCCGCGCACGTGCTGGACCTGCCCTGGTGGCCGGTCGGACTGGACAGCGGGGTACCGAGTCTGATGCGCCGCAACCCGGCCAGCGTGCCGCCCTACGGCGAAGTCCCGATGCGCAATGAGCGGGCCACGTACACGATGCGCGGCCACTCGATCAAGCGCCACGCCCTGCCGGATGGCGCAGATACGCTCGATGAAGGAGCCAGCAGCGGGGGTGTAGGAATTGCGCTGCTGCACCACGCGCTGCTGGAGCAGTTCCCGGACGGCCCGCGCGAGATCATCACCTGCGGCTTCGAGCTGATGGGCCGCGCGCACTTCGACGGGTCGGTCACGTGGCATGGCGAGGGCGACGGCTGGGCTACTCGCCGCGAGCACGCCAATAAGCTGATCCGCCGCGCCGCCGAGCTGGGTACGCGGGTGCGGTCGCTGTCGCCGGTACATCCCGAGCTCGAGCTGGAGCGCGTACCGGAAGCCGAGATCGCCGGCTGGCAGGAGGCCGCGTGCAGCTGATCAGTACATGCACCGATCGCGACAGCCCGCTGATCGACCGGCGGCTGGCCGTATCGCGGTTCCTGGGTAAGCAGATCAGCCGCGGCCGCTGGCCCGAGCTGTTCCCATTCTTCGCCGAGGTCCACGAGCTTGACGAGCGCGGCAAGAATGACGATCAGCTGCTGGCCGAGTGCCAGGACGCGGGAATCGATACGTTCATGGCGCATGAGTACATGGCCCACAGCGATGCGCGCCGGCGCCGGTTCCGGCAGGCCGGCCTCAGGTACTGGCACATCGGGCTCGGCGTGGCTGCGCACTACCGGACCGCGCGGATCGACTGGGCGATGTACGAATCGGACACCTGGCTCAGGCACGCCACCAGCCCGGACAGGCTGCCGGCAGCCAGCGCGATCCCGGCGGACAGCCCGATCAAGCGGGTACTCGTGATCGGGCAGGTCCACGGGGATCAGGCCCAGCAGTATGGTGGGCTGGGCTTTAACAGCTGCCTGCTGATGAGCGAAGTCCGCGATCTGTTGCCGGACGCCGAGATCAGGTACCGCCCGCACCCGGAGTCCCTGCGGGCCGTCCCCGAGCACAAGATCACCGTCGACACGACGTGGTACCCCGACCCGTACCTTGCCTGGCCCGACGAGGATGTACTGATCTCGCAGAACCGCACGCTCGCTGACGATATCGAGTGGGCGGACGCCTGCGCGACGATCAACAGCACTGCCGCGTATGAGTCGCTGCTGGCCGGCGTGCCGGTCTACCACGCCGGGATACCGCTACTGCACGAGCATCCGGGCGGCTGCTTCAGGCTCGGCCAGCTGGCGGACGGCAAGCGGTACGTGAGCCGCGACTACCAAGACCGGCTGCGCGGCCGTCTCAACGAAATGCAGGGGCAGGTTTACGGCCTAGGCCCGGAGCTGTTCCTGAAGCATGAGCTGTACATGCTGGGCGACTGGACCGGCGAGGCCGTAGCCCCGCGGCCCAAAGTCCGCGGGCGGTGCCTGGGCGACCTGGACAGCTTCCGGCAGGCGTTCGATCCCGGCAGCCACGTGCTGATCTGCGGTACCGGCCCGTCGCTACACCGCGCCAGGGACATCAACCTGAAGGGCTACACCGTGATCGCCGTCAACAGCGCCTGCAATCTGGTCGATCCGGACCTGCTGATGCTGATGAACGTCAACTGCTGGCGGTACCCGCTGATCTGGGAGCACCTGCGCGGGCGCATGCACCTGCTGAGCGACCTGCTGGCGGCGAACGCCGGGCGCTATCCCTACGACTACCACACCTTCAAGCACCTGCCGCCGGTCGATGATCCGGTATTCGAGCCGTGGCTGCTCAGCAGCAGCGCGGGGGTCGCGTTCCGCGCGATTCAGCTGGCCGCGAGCTACCCGCAGGTCAAAGCGATCCACATGGTTGGCCTGGATAGCTACAACTGGCAGGTGCACTGGCAGCACGTGGACAAGGCGCCGGACGGCCCACCGTTCAAGCCGTATGGCGCCAAAGTGCGGGCGGCGAACAAGCTGATCCGAGCCCTGAGGACTCGGATCGACTTCGCACACTTCGGGCCTACGAGCCTGAAGGTCAAGGTGAAGTGAAGGAGGAGACCATGCCGTTTGATCCGATTGCGACACTCAGGGGAATCGACCCCGAGCTGCGGCCGATGCTGCGCGTTGGTGTGCGGCCCGGCTGGCATGTGCGGCTGTACCGCCGCTGTCTGGCAGCCGCCGGGTATGAGTCGGCGCTGATTCCGGAAGGCGACGAGCCGGAGTTCAGCACCTTCAGCCTGGCGCTCGATGAGATCACGCGCAACTACCAGGAGGACTGCGGGCTGGTGGTAGACGGCATCGCGGGCCCGGTGACACTGGCGACTCTGGCGGGCGAGGTACCGCCGAAGCCGCGCGTGGTACCGGACAAGCCTGACGGCCTGGGCTACCAGCTGCGGCAGTCGATCGTGCACGTGGCGCGGTACGCCTGCGATGTGCTGCGGATCAGAGAGGTCGGCGGGCCTAATAGCGGGCCGATGGTGGAGGCGCTGCTGGATCATGCTGGTGCGCCTGATCATTCGCAGTGGCCCTGGTGCGCGGCAGCCCAGCATGCGTTCATTGACTACGGCTATCTGCTGCTGGGGTTGTTCATGCCGGATGTCCCGGTGGCGCCCGGCGTGCCGGAGCTGAGCTGCTCGATGATCCACCGCTGGGCCGAGCAGAACAAGCGGCTGCGGCCCACGGCTGAGGCGCGGCCGGGCGATGTGTACCTGTTCGCCGGCGGCGGCAGCGGCTGGTACCACGTGGGCCTGGTTGAGCAGGTGGGCGAGGACGGCGAGCTGACTACCATCGAGGGCAACACCAGCGCCGACCCGCGGAACATCAGCGAGGACGCTGACGGCGACGGCGTGTACCGCAGGCTGCGGCCGGTGAGCCGGTATCCGGGCGCGGTAGTGAGCGTGACGTAGTGCATTAGCATTGACCAGTACTGGGCTGCTGAGCAGTACTGCTCGGGCTGGCTATACTGGTCCTGTGAGTGAAACCCCCGCAGAGCGGGGGTGTGGCTCGTTCCGGAAGCACCGTCAAGCACCAAGGGAACGAGCGGTTACATCGTAGACGAGGTGACCGTATCGTGTCCAGCAGTGCGGAATCCCTCATCGATGATCCCGTCGATGAGGCTGTCCGGATTACACGGATGTCGCTGACGGAGCTGAAGCCAGCGCCACACAATCCACGCACGATCAGCGACGCTGCCCTGAAGGGGCTGCGCGCGAGTATCCGGCGGTTCGGGCTGGTGGAGCCTATCGTCTGGAACAAGCGCAGTGGGCAGGTGGTAGGCGGCCACCAGCGGATCAAGGCGCTACAGGCCGAGGGGGTAGATGTAGCGGACGTCGTGATCGTGGACCTGGACGAGACTGACGAGAAGGCGCTGAATCTGGCGCTAAACAACCCAGCGATTGCGGGCGAGTTCACGCTGGACGTGCAGGCGCTGATTGGTGAAGTGCAGGCAGTGCAGCCGGGGCTGGTGCCGGAGCTGCGATTCGATGCGCTGCTGGAGCAGGCCGGTATGTTCGAGGTCGGCGAAGCTGAAATGCCTGAGCTGCGCAGTGGCGACCGCGAGCCGTTCCAGCAGATGACCTTCACGCTGGCTGATAGCCAGGCCGAGTGCGTGAAGGCTGCGCTGGCAAAGGCGAAGGCAGCGGGTGCATTCAACGGCACCGGTAACGAGAATAGCAACGGGAACGCGCTGGCTCGCATCGTGGAGGATTACCTTGGGCAGGGCTAAGGATATCCGCGTCAAGCCGATCAGCGCCCAGGATGCGAATCGGATCATAAGGCAGCTTCACTACAGCGGGAAAGTAGTACAGAACAGCCAGCTTCACCTAGGCGTTTTCCTCGATGGGAAATGCGGCGGCGCGCTGCAATTTGGGCCGTCGCTGGATAAGCGGAAGATCATCGGACTGGTGGCTGATACCAAGTGGAATGAGTTCCTGGAGCTGAACCGCTTGGCGCTTGCTGACTGGCTGCCACGCAACAGTGAATCGAGAGCGATTGCGGTTGCCATGCGCCTGCTCAGGCGGCACTACCCGCATCTGAAGTGGGTTGTCAGTTTCGCGGATGGGACGCAGTGCGGCGATGGCACGATCTATCGTGCGGCGGGATTCGTGCTGACTGGTATCCGTGCCAACGCCACCATCATGGAGCTTGACGGCGAGGTGTTTACTGATATCGGCTTGCGTACCGGCACTGAGCGCCGAACGAAAGCACGACAGATCGTCGCGGCCAAAACACCGGACAATCCCAATTATCCTAGGCCAGGCGGACGGTATTGGAGCAGTTATGTGCAGGAGCAGGGCATCGGTCGAGTATTGCCAGGATTCCAGCTCCGCTATATCTACTTCCTCGATCCTGCCTGCCGCGCCAAGCTGACCGTACCGGAGTTACCATACAGCGCTATCGAGGAAGCCGGTGCCGGCATGTACAAGGGCAAGCCGAGATCATGCGCCAGTAGTGTAGTGGCAGCACAGCCTACACACCAGTAGGCAGGCGGCGGTTCGAACCCGACCCTGGCGCTCCACTCTCCTTATCCTGCAAGCAGGGTCAAAGCGTGGTAAACTACGTTCGCGCTGATGCTGGGCAAAGCCCAGTTAACCTCGATCTCCCCGAACCTTGTTGCCAGCCGCTCCAGCTCTGATCCGAGCGTCAGATGCAGCTCCCAGTCCTCGCGGTCATACACCGTCACGCCGCCGCCCGCCGGCAGGATATCCTCCAGCACATCCCGCAGCTGGTAGCTCTGCCCGCCGTGGCCGTACTCGACCGCCCGCCGGTACTTGTCGCGCGCCGCGTCGACGTGGGCAGGCAGTGCTCGGTACCACGCCGCCAGCTCCTCCAGATCAGCCAGGCACTCCTCGCAGCCGGTCAGCTCCGCGTCGAGGCTGTCCAGCCGCTCCTCCAGCAGCCGCTGGCCCTGCGGCGCATCGCTGCCCAGCAGGATCAGCTGGTACCGCTGCCGGGTAGCCTCCAGCTGCTCCAGGCACCGCCGCCGCCGCTGCTCCGCATCCCGCCTGATCTCCGCCATGGCTGCCGCGCCGTCAATGATCAGCTGGCCGATCCATGCTTCTACCGCCTGCCAGCCCTCGTCGCTGCCCGCGATCAGGCTCAGCTGCTCCACAACCCACGTCTCGACCCGCTGTGCGTTGACCCGCTGAGCACCCGGCTCCGGCCCTGTGTGCTTCAGCTGCCCGCCGTGATGCCGCTTGTTGATATCGGCCCGCTCGTAGTACCTGATCCTGTTCACGCTGCCATCGGCCCGTCGCCTGGACACGTAGTCGCTGATGTACCGCGTGGGCTGGCCGTCGAGCGTGGTGCAGCCGCAGACCACGTGGCCGGCCAGCGGATAGACCAGCGCGCCCCGCCGCCGCCCGCGCCCGCGGCTGCCACTGCACGCCGCGAGCACCCGCTGCACAGCCTGCCAGCGCTCCGGCTCGATCAGCGGCTCGTGCTGCCCCGCCCGCCAGACCTTGCAGCCCCAGAGCTTGTACGGCTCCTTCTCGCCACGGCGACGGCTCGAGCGGCAGACCTCACGGCTGCCGGGATCTTCAGCTACCAGGGCTTCAGCCTGCTCGCGGCTGTAGCAGCGGAGCGTCCGGCAGACCTGGCCCAGATAGGCGCGGCTACCCATCATTCCCTCCAGGCTGCTCCGTGTCCAGCACGCGCGCCGCCGCTTGGGCTTAAGCCCGTGTTCGCGTGCCAGGTCCAGCGTCTGCGCCACATTGCCGGTCGCCAGCAGCAGGTCTACCAACTGATCGTAGACCTCCTGCTCATCGGCTCGCGGTACCAGCCCGCTGCGGCCCTGGTGCCGGTACCCGAATGGCGCCGGACCGATCCAGCGGCCTGACTGCCACTTGCCTCTGAGTGCGTCCGTCATGCGATCGCTGGCCATCGCCGACTCCAGCTCGCGGTACAGCGCCCGCTGCGCTTCGCTCAGACGCTCCTGGCGGCGCTCGTAGTCCATTGGCGGCGCAGGCTCATCAGTGAGGTCCCAGCGGCCGCCCGCGGCCAGCAGGCGGCGCCGCAGCTCCTCCTGGAGGTCCCAGTTGCGCACGAGCCGGTCCATGCGCGTGGCCATGATGATCTCGGCCTCGCCGCGCTCGATCATCGCCAGGGCCCGGCGCAGCACCGGCCCGCGCATCGTCGTACCGCTCTCATTGGACTCGCCGTACTCCGCGACGATCTGGTAGCGCCGGGGCTCCGCACTGGCTGCGCGTCTCAGCCGCTCGTGCTGAGACTCCAGCGGCTCGTCGCGGTCAGCTACCGACTTCGCTGCATACAGGATCGCCCGCGGACGTCTCACGGCGCCGCCGCCAGATGCAGGCCAATCCACCAGCAGGCGGTCAGGATGGCCAGCGCCAGGAGTCGCTGCCCGGTAGTCATGGCGCCAGCCTGCAATACCGAAGTAAGGGACCGCCCACACCGGCATCGCATTTGCCGATGATAGCGACCCAGCTGCCCTTGCTCAGCTTCCGGAGCGCGCTCTGGTGTGCCGGATCGAAGTAGCAGTCGACGCTGCCCCAGGCATACTCGCCCTGCTCGCCGCGCAGTCGGACGATGAAGTCACCGGCGAACTCGTCCACGCTCTTGATCGTGCCGGTCACCTTGATCGTGCGGTCGTCGCCGTAGCGCGACTCGAAGTCCGCCACGTTCGCATCGTAAGCCGAGTACAGAACCAGGGCCGAGACCTCAAGCTGCGGCTGAGTTTCAGCCGTGCGCTGCGTACGGCTGCTGGCCGTTGACCGCGATGCAGTACTGCGGCTGGCCTTGCCGCTGTCACTCTGGCCGATCATCACGCTTGCACAGAATCCCAGCACCAGCAGGCCGATGCAGCCTACGCAAGTTCCGCCAATGATGTTGCCCGCCTTCACAGCTTGCTCGCGTTGTAGACGATCACCGACGCGCCGCCGGCCTCGTAGCGCAGGCGCAGCTCGATGTGCTCCGCGCTGAATAGATGGACCTCGGCGTAGTAGCAGTAGTCGACCTGGGGCGCGCTGAAGTACTCGTCGCTGCGGTAGACGGTGTGGTCAAGTGAAACGCTGTGAACCTCGCGCAGCCACTGGGCGGTCAGCTGATCCTGGGGCAGCCCCGTCATGGCGGCGACGATCTCGGCCGGCAGCGGGATCAGGTAGACGCTGCTGGTTGGCGAGTAGCGGCTGATCGTCAGATCGAAGCTCGCCGGCCAGCCGTCCGGCGCCGCGCTATTCGCCAGATGCCAAGCGCCAGCCAGCTCCGGGATGTCCGCAGGCGGCGGATTGGGATTCGGATTCGGGTCCGGATCGACGGGCGATCCGCCGCCGCCGCACGCGGCCATGATCACGATCAGCATAATACTGATCAGTAGTGCGACTCGCATGGTCTCCTCCTTGTTATAGTAAGTATAGGTGCGCCCGCGGCAGCGGGCCCGGTATTTCGCGGAGGTGTGAGATGCGACAGCTTCGTATTATGGCTATTACCGTTCTGCTCGTCTGCGTATTGCTCGCGGACAGCTTTGCGGTCGATGCGACAACCGCGTGGGACCAGGTGTGCGGTGACTACTCGTTTCCCACCGTCGCCAACGCCACCCTCAACGGCAGCTTCGCTACGGAGTACTTCGGCTCCGACTTCGAGAGCGACTTCCCCCTGGCGCTCGCGGCCACAGCCGAGCTCATGTATACGCCGATGCCGCCGTTCGAGGGCGACGAGTCCCTGCGGGCGAGCATCGAGAACTGGCCGGATAGCTAGCCTAGGCACTGACGACCTCCAGCTGCGGCCGGCAACGTGACTTCAGCCAGCGGTACTGCAATAGCAGGGCCTGCTGGTCGAGTACCTCAGCGTGGCCTTCAGCGTGCAGGGCCTCGCAGCGCTTTGTGTGCAGATAATCGAGGTCATGCTGGTTGAGCTCACCGGCCAGTACCAGCTTGGCTAGCTCATAATCCCAGTAGTAGGCGGCGCGGCCATATGGCTCGCTACTACCGAGCTCCCGGAAGTGACCGACGCCACAGCGCAGGCCGGCGCCTACCGTCTGGTCGAAGTGGGCGATGAGCTTAGCGACGCGCCGGGTGACCATGAACCGGGTCGCCATCTTGATCACGGCCAGCGTTGCCCAGGTGAGCGAGCCAAGCAATCGCTGCGCCTTCTCGGGGCCGCCGGGGTAGTCGTCGGTCAGCCGCGCGCGGGCCTGCTGACTGACCAGCATGTGCTCCGCGATGATCCGCTCCGGGGTGGCTGCCCGATCGCGGCCGTCGCGGGGTGCCTGCCACTTGATATCAGCGAGGATGCGGTGGCTGGACCACAGTGCCTCGCTGAACTGGCGCGGCTGGCGGCTATGCTCCAGCCGATGCTCATTGCACGCCGGGATCATCAGCCGCGCTCGCTCGACGCACCGGTACGCGATGGCCCATGAGCGCTGCATCGCGGCGTAGCCGCTGTAAAGCAGGGCGAACAGGATCAGCCCGTGATCGTAGACAGTGGACAGCGGCTCGTTACAGCAGGCGGGCCTGGCCCGCTGGAAACATCGTCGGATATCGCCCGCACTCTCAATGTCGCCGTTCAGAAACATGGCATGGGCCTGTCCTACAAGGTCCATGACCTGACCACGAAATTCCGCTTCATCGCTAATCGGATGCCTGGTCCAGTACCCCTCTAATCCCACATCGCTGCTCCTGCCGCTCCCGCTGCTATGTCAGTTTTCGGGAGAGGCTAGCCTATTTGCTTTTTCGCCTGATCGCCCCTGCGGGCATCATCCGTCAGTTCCTGCTCGGCCTCATCAAGTACGCTCTCCAGGTCAGACCGCATGACTCCATGGCGCCGGCCCGATGCGATCTCGTCGGCCGCCATATCGGGCTCGATATCTCTCTCTGGCGCTGGTACGGGCTGATCCGGTACCAGCCGATGCAGGATGCGTTCCAGCAGTTCCGCGCGGCGCTGGAGCCGCAGGTACTCGATCTCGCGCTCCTCGGCCGCTCTCGCTTCGCCGGTGATGCCCGCAATGGCGTCCGGGCCCGGCAGACCAACTGCTTCAGCGAGGCGGTAGACGTAGCCGCACTTGATGTCGCCCGTCTCGCCGCGGATGAACCGCACGAGGCTGCTGCCGTCCACGCCTGCCCGGCGAGCCCAGCTGTTCGGCCTAAGCCCATGCTGCTCCATGACTCTGCGTAGCCCCTCACGCAGGGCCTGCACGTAGGTCTCCTCGCTCACGCATACATTCTATCCCATTCCGCTTGATCTAACACGGGAATCGCAGGATCACGCCTGCGATCCGCAGCTAGTATACCACAAATCGGCGGAGTGCGCAGCGGATCGCTGAGCACCGTCAGCAATCTGCGCCGAGGGGTTGACAATCTGCGGAATGCTGCTATAATGTCAGCGGAATGCAGAACGAGACGCGAGACGTAAGCGAAGTGCGGAAGGGCCTGGGGCTCAGCCTGGACGTGCTGGCAGCGGCCAGCGCGCTCAGCGTAAGCCAGATCAGGTTCGTTGAGACGCGGCCTGAGAGCAGCGATCCGCGGACGGTCCGCAACCGGCTCGTGTATGCCCGCGCGCTGATGGCCTGGAGGCTGGCGCAGGGCGGGACGGCGGAGCAGGCGTGGCAGCTGAACGAGGCCGAGCTGTTCGGGATGGCCGAGCCCGATCGCGAGATCGTGATGGGCGAAGTGCGGGCGGCGGCGGAGCGCATCCGCAAGCAGCGGGCAGAGGAGGTAGCGGCACGTTGAAAAGATATTGGCACTGCGGCGGCGTGACAGCGCCGGGTAAGGAGCAGCGGGGCTGTGAGATTTGCCCAAACGCCGCGAGTAGCAACAGTGCGGGTGTATTGACTGCCGATAGCGAGCAGGCGCCTGTCAGCGCCCCTCGTGACGCGGATGAAGCCCGCTGCGTGAAAGCGGACAGGAGCCGGGTGGGGAATCCGGCCTGCGGTGCCTTAATGCACAGAGCAAGGCAAGAGGTGACGGTATGAGTGAGCATACACGGGAGCTGGCATACGACGGTACCTATCCCAATCCCGCCGGTTACCACGGAGAGATAAGCGCGGCAGATGAAGCGGGGACGTTCGCGCGGGTCAACGGGCGCGACGCGGGTGAGGCCGAATACTACGCCCGCCTGTTCGTCGCCGCCCCGGACCTGCTGGCGGCGCTGAAACCCTTTGCCGAGCTGGACATTGAGCACGCGCACGACAAGCGCGACGACGAGCCAATGTACGGAGTGGGCGATACGCTGATTACCTTCGGCGATATTCGGCGAGCCCGCGCAGCCATCGCCAAGGCGGAGGAGGTGACGGCATGAGGCTCGGCAAACGTCAACAGGTCGCGCTCGATTATCTGCGCGGACCAACCAACAGATGCAATGCGGGGTGCGTTGCCATCGCCCTCGGCTGCTCATGGTCAGAAGCGGAACGGGTGTTGCAGTCGCTGGTGAAGCGCGGGCTTGCTAAGGCTGACGACGAATTGGCCCCGCTCGTTGGCACATTGTATAGCGCCCGCGAGCTGGGGGTGACGGCATGACGACCAAGCATACACCAGGACCGTGGTGGGTAGCACCAAGCGACGCCGGCGTACTACCCACTAGCCCGCCGCCCGCGATCTATGCGGGGCCAAAACGCAAGCGGGACAGGCAGACAGTGGCATACTTGGGCGGCGGCTCTATCCACTATGCCGACGCCCGCCCCAACGCCGAGTTCATCTGCCGCGCCTGCAACAGCCACGGCGAGCTGCTGGCGGCGCTGCGGGAGCTGGTGCGTATCGCCCGCACTGGCGACCTAGACGCTGTTGATGCCGCTCTTGATGCCGCCGAGGCAGCCATCGCCAAGGCGGAGGGGGTGCTGGCGTGAACGCTGCCGACGCCCAAGTGCGTTACGAGCTGTGCTATGTAGCCCGTAGTGGCGCGCACGTAATGGAGGTTATGGCGGACGCGGATCGCGTGCTGCAGAAGGCGACGCGGCTGGAGCGCCACGGCTTTGACGTGATCGTGTATCGCCGCACTGCTGACGGCACGCGGGAGCTGATCTGGCACGAGACGCCGCTGGAGTTCGTGGAGGGCATCCGCTGGCGCTATAGCGACGGCGGCAGGGCCGAGGCTGGCTTCAGGGGCGAGACCGGCGACTGCGTTACCAGGGCAATCGCCATCGCAACGAGACTGCCGTACAGGCAGGTGTACACGGAGCTGCGCTGGTCAATGCAGATTCGGGCCAAGCGGCTAGCCGCAGACGGCATTCGGGTGAACCGCACCCCCCGCCTGGGCTGCCCGCGCGACATCTACCAACCCTACCTTGAGCAGCTGGGTTGGTGCTGGGTACCCACCATGCAGATCGGCAGCGGGTGTCAGGTGCACCTGCGCCCCGACGAGCTGCCCGCCGGACGCCTGATCGTGCGCCTGAGCAAGCATCTGGCCGCAGTGATCGACGGCGTGCTCCACGACAACCACGATAGCTCGCGCAGCGGTACCCGCTGCGTTTACGGCTACTTCATCCAGGAGGCGCAGGCGTGACCTCCACCAAGCAGCAAGCACCTTCTTCCCATATCAGCCCATCGGCGGCTGGCAGTTCCTCCGGCGGTTCTAAGCCCAGAGAGCATTCTGCAACCGCTGCTGCCAGCCGCCACCAACAGATGAAGGCTACCGGTAGCCAAGGCGGTAGCCAAGGTGGTACCCGTGAGCGCCCCGCTGCCACATCCTCCACAGGGTCGGCGCGGGGTGCTCACAACGCCTGGCGCAATCCGCGGCCGCTCCGGCTGCGGCTGTGCGCAGGCATCGAGCTAGCCGTTGAACTGCCCGCTCTCAACTCCCAGGCGGAGCAGACTCATCGGAACCTACCTCCCAGGGGCGGCGGGAGTAACGACCCGCCGCCTACACCTGCAAATCACCAGCGGACACAGGCGAGTCCGCATAGGAAACCCCTAACTCTTCCGGCGGCGGGCAGTGCCGTCACAGCGAGCCTGCCCGCCGTATTTGATCCTGGGAGGTCGCGGTGCTAGGACGTCTGGGCAAATCACTGCGAGAGCTACTGGCCGCGGCCGCGGTGCTGGCCATCGGCATGGCCGGCCTGGGCCTACTAATGCTGATCGCCGGCGGCGACGCCGATCAGCTGGTGCTCAGCGACGCGCCCGCGGTCGAGCCGTACTTCCCCGAACCTCTCCCCGTACAGGAGCCGCAGATGCCCGCCAGCTGGATTCTCTGGTGCCGCGAGCATGGCGCTGAGCCGATCTTCACCAGCACCATCGCGCAGGTGGCCGACACATACTTCCCCGACGAGCAGCTGATCGACTGCGCTGCACTGACGGCGCTGCTGTACCAGGAGAGCCGGCTGCGGCACTGGGACGGCTGGCAGATTATTCGCGGCGATCATGGCGGGGCAATCGGCATCGGACAGATCCATAACGACAAGCTGATGAAATGGCAGCCGGTGATGCGAGAGCGCTTCGGCGCGGACTTCGACCTGCGCGACCTGCGCTGCAACATCCAGGGCGCCGCCTACCTGCTGTTTGAGCGCGGCGGCTGGCGCGACGGCGACGAGCAGGCGCAGCTGAAGGCGCTCAGCTACTACAACACCGGCAAGCACGGACTGGTCACCGGCTATGCGCAGACGGTGCACGCGACGTACCGACAGATCAGGGACTTTCAGCCACAAGAGGCGGGACATGCGGATTGAGAGCTGGCGAAGCCAATTCAGCAAGGAGGACGAATTGGTCAGGGAAGGCGTCTGCTGCGATCACTGGGACGCGCGTCGATTGCTTGAGGAGGCGGACAGGCGGATCGGCGGTTTTGATCATCAAGGTTGTCACGGCGATTTCGAAGTGCGCCGCGACTACACCGGCGACATCGAAGTTCGGCAGCTGCCCTGACGCAGCCCGCCCGCCGCGGCGGACTAACGCGGCACTTGGAAACCTAGACAGGAGGCCGACAGGCCATGGCAGAGAAAGATACTGACGGCACCAGCGGGGCGCTGGCCGTAGTGGAACCCGAAACGCAGATCGCGCAGCCTGGGCCGCTGCCGGTCCGGCAACTGGAGTTGGTTGCCCAGGTCGAGCAGACGGTGCAGATGATGCAGGCGCTCGATGACATCATGCACCGTGTACTAAAGCGCGGTCCCGACTACAACACGATCAAGGGCTGCGGCGACAAGCCGACACTGCTCAAGAGCGGAGCCGAAAAGCTGCTCAAAGCATTCGGCCTGGGCGTGACCACCATCGATGTGCACGAGAAGCCTGTCGGCGAGGACGGGCATGTCGAGTTCGAGGTCGTTACCACGATCACGCACCTTGCCAGCGGGGCGACGGTCGGCGTGGGCATCGGCAGCTGCTCTACCATGGAAAACAAGTACCGGCGGGAGCGCGCCTACCGCAACGCGCTGACGCCGGATCAGCTGGCGGAGTCCGAGCCGCTCACGTCCTTCGACAAGCACAGCCGCCAGACGAGGATCAGCGACAAGCAGGTCTACGTCCCGACCAACCCGCACGACAAGCGCAACACCGTACTGAAGATGGCGAAGAAGCGGTCCATGATCGACGGCGTGCTAACGGCGGTCGCGGCGAGCCACATGTTCACGCAGGACGTCGAGGATGATCCCCAGCAGTACCGGCAGGAGTCCCCGCCCGCAGGCAAGCCACAGCCAGCAGCGCAGCCCGCGCAGCAGCCCAGGTCCCAGGAGCCGCCCAAGCCAGCGCTGCCGCTGGGTAAGCGGATCGTCGTGCTGCTGGGCAACGGCAAGACGGCGGAGACCGGCGACGGCCCGGCCTACGTGTGGCGGGCGGCCTGGAAAGACGACGCTGGCAAGCAGCATGACGCCGCGATCTGGTGCTGGGATCAGCAGATCGCGATGCAGGCGACGATGCGCGCCGACCCGCACCAGTACACCGGCTATATGGCCGTGCAGTTGGTGCTCAAGGAGGGCCTGCACCCTGAGCACTACAAGGCCGAGGCGATGGAGTTGGACCCAGGCCCGCCGATCGATATGGACCGGCAGGGTACGGGCTAGCGATGAACAAAACCCCCGGCCCGCAGCCGGGGGTCGCTTGGAAACCTGATAAGGAGTGTACCACCAATGGATACCGCAACCGACAAAGCTAGTACTGAAGCGGGCGGAAGGCTGCCAGCTGAAATCGTCTGGGATCCGCCGGGCGGCTGCGAATCAATCTCGCGGCCGGGCAAGAGCCGCGACTACGATGGCACCCGCTATCACCTGTACGGCGGCCTGGAGCAGCTGGACTTCTTCGAGCGCCTGGGCCGGCGGACCCACGTGTATATGCGCGGCGATGAGCCGGTGCCGGGCGTGACCACGGCGCTGAATGTACTCAGCAAGCCGGCGCTGATCTGGTGGGCGGTGGGCATGGCCTGCGACTACGGCTACGGACACGCGAGCCTGCTGGAGGCGAAGCCCGCCACCGTGCATATCGGTCGCAAGGACAAGTACCCGCGGATCAGAGACGCCGGGTTCGAGCTGAAGTTCAGGCCCGATCCCAAGGCCGCGGGCCGCGTGATCGTGAGCGTGCCGGAGCTGGACGTCACGGCCAAGTTCAAGGAGGCGTGGTACGACGCACTGACGGCGCCCGTGGACATCCGGCTGCTGCTGCTGCTGGAGAACGGGCGGGTCGAGCACAGCAAGTTCAAGCGCGCGGCGGCGAACATCGGTACCGTCGCCCATCACTGGATCAAGCTGTATGTCAAGGATGCGATCCGCAACGGCGGCAGAGGCAGGCCGCACGGCGAGAGCGCTGATATCTGGCCGATCCTGAGCGTGGAGTACCCGGACTTCCCGGACTGGGATCAGGCACACAACGCGGTCAACGGCTTCGAGTCCTGGGCCGCGCGACACGACATCCTCTGGCTCAGCAGCGAGCGCGTCGTGTACAGCCGCGAGCACGGCTTCTGCGGGACGCTGGACCTCGAGGCCGTGATCGACGGCAAGCTGACGCTGGGCGATCTCAAGACCAGCAACGCGATCTATCCCGAGATGGCGCTGCAAATCGCTGGCTACACGCTGCCGCGCGAGGAGGAGGCGGATTACCTCTATAGCCGTGGACACGCGAGCCTGGAAGATCCGCTGCGCTATGACCGCTGGCTGATCCTGCGGCTGAGCAAGGAGGCCGAGGGCGATACCCCGCTGTTTGAGGCTCGCGACCTGGGCGGGCGCGACGAGTACGCGGCGAACCGCGAGGCGTTCCTGCATGCCTTGGGGCTGTACAACCGCATGGCGGAGCTGAAGGCCGCGAGCGAGGGAGGCAGGTAGCGATGGCAGTACTCATCAGAGAAGGCGTCACATTGCCGGTTGAGGTCTACCGCGACAGCACGAAAAACCGCGTCCAGGCGGTGATGCAGATGGAAGTTGGTGAGTGGCGGCTGATCGGCGAGGGCAACAGCGTGCCACACGCGCTGATCTCGCTGGCGGAGGATGCGATGGAGAACCCCCACGTCCTCGAGGCGTTGGTGCGCGAAGCAGAACAGGAGGCCAAACGCGATGCGCTTACTACGGCTTAGGGTAGTCGACTTCAAGGGAATCCACGAGGCGGAGCTGGAGCTGCCGCAGCACGTGGTCAGGATCAGCGGCGGCAACGGTGCTGGCAAGAGCAGCTTCATCGACGGCGCTACTGTGATGCTGCTGGGCAAGACGGTGATCTGTGGCGACCCGATCCGCAAGGGCGCGGATCATGCCGAGCTCGAGGGCGACCTGGGCGAGCTGGGTGCGCCGGAGCTGAAGGTCAAGGTCTCGCTGCATCGCATCGAGCGCGACGGCCAGCCGGACGGCTACACGTACAACCTGCACGTGTACGACGCGAACGGCGGCAAGTTCAAGGCGCCGCGCGATGTGCTGAATCAGCTGGTCGGCCAGCTCAACTACGACGTCAGCGGATTCCTGGACGCCACGCCGCAGCAGCAGCTTGAGACGCTCCAGGAGCTTGTGCCGCTGACAGACGCGGACGGCTCGCCGTTCGATCTGGCGCAGTGGGAGCGGCGCGACGCGGGGCTGCGCGATCAGCGGACGGAGGTCGGCCGCGATATCAAGGCGCTCAAGGGCCAGCTGGCCGGCATGACGCAGCACAAGGAGCCGACGCAGCCGGTCGACGTGGCGGAGCTGGTGGCGCGGATCACGCAGATTCGGGATCAGCAGCAGCAGCGCGAGCGGCTGATGGCGGATGTGCTGACAGCCCGGCAGACCATCGCCGAGGAGGAGCAGGAGCGCGAGCGGCTCATCGAGGAGATCAACGCGCTGCGCCGGCGGGTGGAGGGCATTGACGAGAATCGCGCGCGGCTGAAGCAGGCGATCGAGGATACCGAGCGAGAGGTCGATTCATTGCCGGCCGATGATCCGGCACCCTACGAGCAGCAGCTGGCCAGCGCGCAGGAGGTCAACGACCGCGCCAGCCGCGAGGCCCAGGAGAACGAACGCTACGAGAAGGCCGAGGCGGAGCTGGCGGTGCATACGGATCGCCACGAGGCGCTGGCGACGGCTATCCAGGACAACGTACAGCGCCGCCAGGACGCGATCAGCCGCGCTGAGTACCCAGCGGGTATCAGCCTGGGCAAGGATGCCAAAGGCAAGCCGTGTGTGCTCTGGGGCGACATACCGCTGGAGCAAGCCAGCCAGAGCGAGCAATTGCGGGCCGCTGCCGCGATCGGCATGTACGGCAATCCCAAGGTGCGCATCCTAATGATTCGGGACGCGTCGCTGTTCGACAAGGCGAGTCTGGCTGAGCTGGAGCGGCTGAGCATCGAGCACGACTTCCAGGTGGTCGAGGAGATCGTCGACGAGAGCGGCAGCGTGGGCGTGATGTTCGAAGGCGGGCGGATCGCCGACGCGCCGGAGCTGAAGCCCGAGATGGCGCTGTTCACCGGCAGCGACGGGGAGGGGCAGTAGGGATGAAGCGCTGGTTTACCACGGTCAACTTCCCTGGCGGCGAGTTTGCGATGAAAGCCGAGACGCCAACTGAGGCTGAGGATGTGCTGGTGGCAGACTTCAACCGCTTCCGTCCAGCAGGGGATGAGCCGGTGACGATCGAGTTGCTGCGCCAGTTGTGTCCCTCGCTTGTAACGCGGATCGCCCCGCCGGACCTGACGGACTGGCTAAATGGCAATCCGCCTCCCTTCCCTGATGGTGAACTCTCGCGGGCTCCGGGTGGTTGGCTTGCCTATGCCGCGCACACGGTGCATGGCCGCAGCTGCTCGGAGGCCCTATGCTTTGTACCTGTCTGTGGCGCTGCGGGTATCACCGTGATCAGGGAGAAGGAGGAGGACATCAGCGATGCCGAGGACTAGCACCAGACTCCGCGCGCTGCCGATGATCCCGGACCTCGTGACCGCCGTGCTCGATGGTACTCCCAGCCGCTGCCGCTACACGTTCCGCACCAAGCGCCACCCGGACGGCCTGTACATCCTGCGCGTGCGGCACCAGGACATGGCGATCGTGCGCTTGGAGTACCGCTCGCTGGAGTACTACCCCAGCCTGGACGCCGGTCAGCGCGACCTGGCCAGGCAGAGCGGCTTCGGCGAGGACGAGCACTCGGTGATGCGCCACCAGCGGGCTATCCGCGCGATCCTGGACAGACGCGGCCATACCATCGGCAGTGACTTCATTGCACGCAGGCGGCCGCTGCACATGCACGAGATAACGCTGGAGGAGGACCTGCGGGATGGATAAACAGGAGACGGTGCTGAATCTGGTCGTGTTGATTGCGACGCGCTACAGCGAGGAGGAGGGCTGCTGGTACGCGACGTGCGAGCTGTATGACTACGTACGCGACGGTGCTACCGAGTGCGAGGCAATCGCAATGTGCCGTGAAGCGATGGAAATTGGCATGGAGAGTTGCTTCCGAAAGGCTGCGCAGCGGCGCAGATCGGAAGCCCGCCGTCGTGAGCGGGAATATGCCATTGACGATCTGGGACCGCCCTTGGAGGAGACCGACGATGGCTAGCCCCGCGCTGATCCGCGACTTCCACGAGTGGGAACGGCTGCGCTTCGGTACACCGGTGCTGGCGACCACCGGGCATCATGGCCGGTTCTGGGGTGCTGTCGGCGCGCCGCGAGTCGGCGATCGGGTGCGGCTGCTCGACGGTGGCTACACGACTATCAGCTATCCGGTGGCCAGCCTGGAGGAGATCAAGGGCTACCTTCGCTACAACTGGGCAATGTGGTTTATCGCCACTGCGGACGGGCGGCTGATCGCGGTTCGCCTGTGTCTGCGGCACCAGGGCCGCGTCTGGCGGGAGCTACGGCGCGAGCACTATCCGAAGTTGGAGGAGTAATCATGCACGCGTGTCCCCGATGTGGGCAACAGACTGAGGGCAGCTACAGCGAGGGCGGGCTGCTGTGGGCGATCTGCGAGGACTGCATGGCAGCGGATCAGGCTGAGGCTGAGCGCAAGCGGGAGGCCGATGATGGCTAAGACCAACATCGAGTGGACGGAGGAGACCTGGAATCCCGTGACGGGCTGCACGCCGGTGAGCGCCGGCTGCGAGCACTGCTACGCGCGGCGGATGGCAACGCGGCTGGCGGGCCGCTGCGGCTACCCGAAGGACGAGCCGTTCGCCATCACGCTGCACCCTGACCGGCTGACCCAGCCGCTGCGCTGGCGCAAGCCCAGGACGGTGTTCGTCTGCTCGATGGGCGACCTGTTTCATGAGCGGGTGCCCAGCGAGTTCATCGACCAGGTGTTCGCCGTGATGGCGGCCTGCCCGCAGCACACGTTCCAAGTGCTGACGAAGCGGCCAGAGCGGATGCGGGATTTGCTTGTTCACGAGGACGTGCTATGTGACATCTCACGAGCAGCCAGCAACATGGCACAGCATGAGTTGATTAGCGAGGATCGGTACGACGCCATAGATGAGGCGCTCCGCGGAGATTCATCTATCTGGCCGCCCCCCAACGTCTGGCTCGGCGTCAGCGTCGAGGATCAGCAGACCGCCGACGAGCGTATCCCGCTGCTGCTGCAATGCCCCGCTGCGCTGCGGTTCGTCAGCTGCGAGCCGCTGCTGGGCCCGGTGCGTCTTCAGCGTCAGCTTGGTTTTGAGTACCGACACCGGCACAAGGATGGCAGTTGGTTCAAGCCGATTCCGGGTAGCTATCCGGTTCGGCTGCTCGACTGGCTTATCGTCGGCGGTGAGACCGGCCCCGGTGCCCGGCCGATGCACCCGCAGTGGGCGCGCAGCATCCGCGACCAGTGCCAAGCCGCAGGCGTGCCATTCTTCTTCAAGCAGTGGGGGGAATGGTTGCACGGTTCGCAGGTGCCGCCAGTATCGCCTGATCCGCAACAGTGGACGCGCGGACAGCTAGTCCACTGGTTACCCAGCGGCCTCATCACCATCGCGCCGCGACAGACGGAACACCTGCCAACTCAAATCGTAGATGAGGATGAGCAACATGTGGGGCAGGTAGTGCGCGTTTACCGCGTCGGTCGCAAGCGTGCCGGGCGGCTGCTGGACGGCCAGCTGCACGAAGCGATGCCGGAGGTGGCGAAGTGAACGAGCATGAACGGCAACTAGCCGTTACCTGGATTGTTGGTCGCGACACCGGCCTTTCCTCGAAGTGCATTTGGGCGGTGATGATGGGCCAGCCGATGGCCGAGGCTCAGATTCCCTATGACCTTGACGACTTCGGACGTTGCTGGCGGCTGCTGGCGTTGATTCCTCGCTGGCGCATGCGCCTGCAGGAGATGGCAGATCGCTACACCGAGTGGGTGCCACTGGTCCGAGAATGGGAAGCGCTAGAGGCCATCTACGAGCCGATGATAACGACCACGGATGCAGACTACAAGGAGGCGCTCGGCAAGCGGGGATACCAGCTGCTGTGTCGCGTGCGGGGGGAGATCGAGCACAACGCAATGCCGGAGGTCAGCAGCTGATGCCTGAGCGCGAGGGCAACGCGGAGATCAAGGAGAGCACGATCTATGCGCGGCTGCGTCGCCTGCCCGCCGGCTACAAGCTGCGCGCCGGCCCATACACATGGATCAAGGGCCCGGCGGCCGGCGGCGGTACGCCCATCATCTGGACCCGCGAGGATGATCCCAGCCAGGAGCGCCACCAGCCAGCGTTCGGCAAGATGCTGCACGACCTAATCCATGGTGGCGCCGATGTTCATCTGCCCACGGACGGCCGCAAGGAGCGCCGCTCGGATATGACCGCGCTCGAGAAGGCTGCCGCAGTGCTGATCGAGGAGCGGCAGCGCAACCGTCGCGAGTATGGGCGGTGCCAGGTACGCGTCGATCACGAGCAGGCCAAGCAGACCGAGCTGGACGATGAGCTGAGCGAGATCAACGCCGCGCTGAAGCGGCTGAAGGGGGGCAAGTGAAAGCACTCAGTCTCTGGCAGCCCTGGGCCTCAGCGATCGCTGTCGGCGCCAAGACGATCGAGACCCGCAGCTGGAGCACCGGCTACCGCGGCCCGCTCCTGATCCACGCGAGCAAGAGGTTGCACCAACAGGAGTTCTACGAGCTGATCACCAGCCCTGCGTTCGCGCCGATACTCAAGCTATTCAACAACAACCATATGCAGGCCGAGGCGTTGATTCCGCGCGGCAAGCTGATCGCCGTCGCGGAGCTGGTTGGCTGCTTCCAGTTCCAGTGCCTCCAGGTGGGGAGGACCTACACGCTCGACGACAAGCACGAAGTGCCGTTCACCGTGCAGGAGCAGCTGCTCGGCGACTTCAGCCCCGGCCGTTTCGGCTGGGTACTGCGCGACGTCCGCCAGCTGCCGGAGCCGATCCCCTACCGCGGCAGGCAGGGGCTGTTCGACGTGCCGGATAAGCTGATACCGGAGGAGCTGCGTGGCTAAGACCTCGACCAGCCGTACACAGAAGCCGCGTCAGCGCCGCTGGTTTGCCACTGCGCGCCGCCGCTGCGAACTGCTACGCAGCCAAGTGATCCAAGACCCTGCCGAGCTGGAGCTGGCACTGCGCGACCTGCATGTGGCGCTAGCCGTGATCGATGAGCTGATAAGTCCTACTACGATGCAGGCCCTGGCCGAGCTTGAACTTGGCCGTCTCAGCGACAAGACCGCTGCCGACCTTGAGCGGGAGATGACCGCCAGTCAGGAGCGCCTGGCATGATCCACGGGCCGGCCAAAGCCTGCGTAGTAGACGCGCTTCGCGCCGAGCTGCGGCGGATCAGCCCGCGGTGCATCGGTCTGGAGCGGCTGGCCACCAGCGTGCACAGCCTCATCTGTGACGTCCGCGATGCGCTGGCCTACCTGCGGGATCTGGGTGAAGTGACCCACGACGCGCACCAAGGGTGGCGGTACGTGCCGCAGTGGGAAGCCGAGCAGCGGCGGCGGATCGAGGAGGCCAGGGCGAGGAGGATTGCCGGCCGGTGAAGCTCTCATACAGCCAGGAGCGGGGGAGATTCGAGCTGCGGTTCAAGAGCGCCGATGAGTACCGCGCGTCCGGCTCCTTGCCGCAGCGCCTGAGCTTCCGGTACGACCCGGACCGCTACGTCTGGCATACGCGCGATGTCCGGCAGGCCGGCCGGCTGGCCAAGTATGCTGACGCTACCGCCAGAGAACGCATCGACCGCGAGTTCGGCCGCGGCAGCTATGACATCCCGACCACGCTGACCTACCAGGGCGGCGTATTCTACTGCCGCTGCGCGCGGCCCAAGCACTACGTACCGCGCCGGCTGGCCTTCAGACGCGACGAGGAGCGCGATCTCTGGTACACCCGCGATACGTTCCTGGCGCTGAAGCTGCTCAGGTATGCTGACGATGCGGCCAAGACCGTGCTGCTACCGTACCGCAAGGAGCTGCGCCGCCGGCTGAAGCTCAGCCGCGCCCTGGACTCCGACGTACAGATCCCGGTGCCACGCGGCCTCAAGTACTTCCCGTACCAGCGCGCCGGCATTGCATACGCGGCCGAACTCGACTCCGTACTGATCGGCGACGAGATGGGCCTGGGCAAGACCATGCAGGCTATCGGGCTGATCAACCTGCTGGCCGGCCAGATCAACGAGGCGCTGATCGTCTGCCCCGCGAGCCTGAAGCTCAACTGGCAGCGCGAGCTGCGCAAGTGGCTGACTGATCTCAGCTACGAGGTCCAGCTGGCCGATAGCCGGTACTGGCCGGAGCTGGGCCTGTTCCAGCGCCGAATCGTGATCATCAACTACGACATCCTCCACAAGTTCATCGACGAGCTGACGGCCCGCGAGTGGGACCTGCTGATCGCCGACGAGTGCCACAAGATCAAGAACCCAGGCGCGCGGCGCACCACGGCCTTTCGTCGGATCAAGGGCCGCCGGCGTATCCTGATGACCGGCACGCCGATCGTCAACCGGCCGTCCGAGCTGGCCTCGCTGCTGGCATACCTGGACCCGCCTACGTACGGCGGCCGCATCGGGCAGTGGACGTTCATGCAGCGATACTGCCACGGCTACGCCAAGGGCGCATACAACCTGAAGGAGCTACAGCAGCGGCTGCGCGGCACGGTGATGATCCGGCGGCTGAAGGTGGATGTGCTGACGGATCTGCCGCCGAAGCTGCGGCAGGTAATCGAGCTGCCCGCGGACAGAGACATTCTCAGCCGAGAGCGCGCGATCCTGTCCCAACTCGGGCTCGTGTTCGAAGGCGAGGCCACGGATGATGCGGCGGCTTTCACGGCGCAGGTGTTGGCGCTGCGCGACGCCAAGATGGGCGCGGCCGCGGAGATTAGTAAGCTACGGCACGAGACCGCGCTGGCCAAGGTGCCGCAGGTAGTCGACCATCTACGCGAGTGCCTGCACGCCAGTGAGAAGGTGGTGTGCTTCGCGCATCATCTGGACGTCATCGATCAGATTGCCGCCGAATTCCCCCCGTCCAGTGTGGCAATGCTGACCGGCCAGCACTCGCTGAAGGAGCGCCAGGAGGCGGTGGACAAGTTCCAATCAGAGGCCGGCGTGCGGCTATTCATCGGCGGGATACTGGCGGCCGGCGTCGGACTGACGCTAACCGCGGCCAGCCACGTAGTGTTCGCCGAGATCGACTGGGTACCCGGCAACATGAGCCAGGCGGAGGACCGCTGCCATCGCATCGGGCAGCAGTCGAGCGTGCTGGTGCAGCATCTGGTACTGGCCGGCAGCCTGGATAGCTACATCAGCAAGATGCTGATTCAGAAGCAGGATGTAATCGACCGGTCGCTTGACCGGCGGGAAAGTAAACCACAGGAGGATCGAACCAATGGACGCAGAGAAGGCAGTGACGCAGACCTTCCCAGGGCTGACGCTCGAGCGGGACGTGCCGGTGTACGCCAATGAGCAGGGCGAGACCACACCGGCGCGCAGCATGGGCGTGGGCCGCGTGAAGGAGCTGATCGCGGAGTGCACGGACTGGGATGTGCTGAAGCGGCTGATCGCCGATGACAAGCGCAAGACCGTGAGGAAGGCGGCGCAGGTGCGGCTCGATGAGCTATCGGCCGATGGCCAGCCGGACATGAGCCCGCCGCCCGATGACAGCGTACCCCCGCCGGCCGGTACCCCGCCTGAGGCTGTTGGCGATCCCGATGCCGAGCAGCTGTACGCGATGAAGGCCGGCGGCTCCGGGCAGATTGCCTTCAGTCTGGCTAATCGCGTCTACCACGGCGAGATCACGCGGCAGACCTGCCCGGCCGTCCGAAGCGAAGGGACGGTCATCGACCAGCACACGGAGCTGGACATCGAGCTGCGCGCCTATCCCGGTGACCTGAGCCTTAGCCAGTACTTCAACTGCGGCTTCATCACAGCGGCGGTCGATGAGGAGCCGGCCGGCGAGGACGGGGAGGATGGCGAGGTCTTTCAGGAGGACATCGAGGGCGGCGAGCAGCAGCTACGTGAAGGCCGGCGCGGCGTGACCCTGCCCAATCCGGGCGGCGCCCAGCGCATCGGCATTACCGATCGCGATCACAACGTACAGCTGACCAGCCTCGTCAACGGCGGCCAGCAGCACACGCTGACGCCGCGGTCGATCACCTGGCTGGGCATCGAACCGGACAAGGACAAAAGCAACACCCACCCGACCGCCACGCTGCACATGCGGCTGTGCAAGCTGCCCCACGAGATGGCGGGCGCCTGCCGCTGGCTGATGGGGAAGTGGATGATCCGGTTCGTGCTCAAGGAGGAGGAGCAGCGCAACGACGAGCAGAACGCGGAGAGCCACGAGGAGAATCCCGCGCAGGCCACGGTGCACGACGCACTTCAGGAGGCCGCCAGCGAGCCACAGGAGGGCGAGGCTGAACCGGAGCCCCAGCGCCAGCCCATCGATACCCAGGCGGGCCACGACGCGGAGTTTGCGCGGTTCTGGGAGCTGATCCAGCCGGCCTACGACATGCTGATCGAGTTCGCCGGCGCGGTGGTCGGCAAGGATGAGAGCAAGGAATGGTTCGATGAAGCGATCAACGATGAAGGCTACTTGGACCTGCCCGCTATCGCTGACAGCACAACGCTGGTCGAGATGATGGCGGTAGCTGAGGCCGAGGATGAGCCGGTGGGCAAGTTCAACTGCCGCGCCCTGGCCTGGATCATCGAGAAGCACTACAACGACAACTAGCTCGCACGGAATCATCAAGGAGATGGAGTAACAATCGCGATGCCATTAGGGTATTCTCGCAACATATTCCCTGAGCTATTCAGCACTGATAAGTGGCACGATCTCACAGCCGGCCAGGGCTATCTCTGGCTGTATTTGATCGCCGGTGAGCACCCTACCAGATGCGGCATTGTTCCGATCCGCTACCATGCGATGATCGCATTCAGCAAGGGAACGCTGACCAGCCGTGCCGAAGTAGATGAAGCGCTGGAGCTGTTCGCCAGTCCGGAGTACGGCTGGGTCGAGACGGACGGCAAGTTCGTGTGGGTCTGCGACTTCATCGAGGATCAGACGAACAGCACCAACTGGGCAATAGGCGCCCTGGACGAAGCCTACGAACTGCGCGACAAGACCCATCTGGCCAGCCGGTGTATTGAGAAGTACCAGCAGCGTTTCGACTGGAAGCCAGGCCCAGAGCGGCCTAAAGGACGGCGTTCGGACGGCAAGCGAACGGCATCCGGACGCCGTACCAAGGGCGTTAAGACGCCATCCGAACGGCGTCGGACGCCATCCGAACGCAAGAGTCAGAGCCAGAGTCAGTCCCAGGATGAAGCATCCCCCGGAGGGGATGCAGCGGCCAAGGCCGCTGAGCGCCCGTACACGGATGCTGATCTCGATCTGGCCGGCCGGCTGATAGAGATCATCGAGCGGGTAGCCGCCAGCGGCGAGTATCAGATCATCGCCAGCCAGGCGCGCAACGTGCAGGCAATCGCCAGCGGGATACACCGAAGCGGCCTGAGCCACGAGCAGATA